AGATGGTTGCGTTCGAGGTTTGCCGCCAAGACACCTACATCTTCGAGCGCGTCCGCGACGGCAGCAACAAGCAGTTGTACCTGTGTCGTTACCATTCCCCGCACGACGGGGTGGTGGAGTTCCAACTGGACAACACCAACATCAACTCGCAAAAAGAGTTCAAAGATACCATCACAGGCGCAGGTTTGCCGATTGATGGTTCAGAACAATGGAAACAACTTATGAGCTTCTTCAACCGTTCCCGCACCAAGATGATTAATTCGCGTGCGGCTGTGACAGCAGTATCGCAGATGGGTTGGCAGGAAAACGGCAAGGACTTCGTACTCGGCGATGTGGTTATCACACGCACCGGCACACGACCAGCACCGTTGGGCGACAGGGAAGTGGCGCGTAAGCACGCTAAGGCGTTCAAACCGTCCATGACCGGCGATGCCGCCGATGCCCAACTGAGCCTGTGGCGTTCTATCCTTGCAGAGATGTACGGTAGCAAGCAGGCAGTTGCCAACCAGTTCGTTATCGCTTCCGCGTTGGGCGCACCGTTCAGTGCGAAGTATGCGCTGGAGAGCCACGCCGGTGGTATTATCAGTTTAAGCTCCTCCGGCTCTGGTCGTGGTAAGACGTTTACCTGTCAGACTGCGTTGCGTGTGTTTGGCGACCCGTCGGCGGTTACGTTCAGTAGCAAAGACGGTACGACCATTGCAGGCTTGATGACCAACTTGGGTTATCTGAACAGTCTGCCGCTGTTGCGCGACGAAGTAACCGAGATGACACCTGAAGAAATCGTGAATATGGTTTACGACAGTACACGTCTCGGCGACAAAGAACGCGCACAAGGCAGCGACAACGACATCCGAGGCAACCGCAACACATGGCGCACGTTCTTCTATGCCACCGCCAACACCAGCCTGTATGATATGGTATCGCAGGGGCGCGACGTAGCCGACGGTCCTACCCGCCGCGTTACGGAAATCAATATCCCCGAACTGGAGTATCTGCGCGACAGCGACCATGCCCGACGGCTTGCACAACAACTGCATACCATCAAAGGTGTGGCAGGCTACCGCCTTATCGAGTGGCTCGTGAACAATGACGAGGCCGCGCGACAGCTATGGGACAACGTGTTGTCGTACTTCATCAAGCAGCACAACGTGACGAACGAGGAACGCTACTGGGTCAACCACTTGGTATCAGGATGCGTTGGGGCTATTATCGGCGACCAGCTTGGTCTATTGCCTTTCGAGCCGTTAGCCATCATCGCTTACGCCGGAGAGCTGCTGGGACAGTTACGCGCCCGTGTGGGCTACCGTGTGTTAGACCAGCAGGACTACTTGGCGCAGTTTTTCGTGGACAACGCCGACCACACGCTTGTGATAGGAGCGGCGATGGAGGACGACTTCACACTGACAGTAGCCGAGATGCCGCGCAAGAGCGTGTACATCCGCACAGAGCCTGCCAATGGTATGGTCTATATCAACCCGTGGCTTATCAAGTCGTGGTGCGCCCAACGCCGTGTCGTGTTGGCGGACTTCGAGTACCAGCTCATTAAGCGTGGCGGTAAGCCTAAGCAAGAGAAACGTATGTTGGCGAACACCGCCCATGCAGTAACCACTGACCCGCAGAAAGTGTGGGCAGTACCCATAACCACAGGAGAATCGTAATGACACTTATCGTGTACAAAAACGGCGAGCTTGCAGCAGACAACGGTTGCACTCGCAATGATAGTCGTGAGCCTTCCAACAAGATTCGTATCTTGCGCGACGTAAACCGTACTTTTACCATCGGGTATAGTGGCAACCTTGATGCCATCGAACGCCACTGGCGTGAGGTGCAGAAGCGTATCGCGACGCACACGCCGTTCCTCGACGACTACCCGAATATGAATACCGCCGGTATTGCAGTGATAGCTCCTGACGAGCCTACCGAGGACGACCCAATCCGTGTGTTCACGTTCAACTGTTTCGACCAGAACACAGGCAACGGCGTGTGGGTGCTTGAGAATGCCAACATGGTATGTGAGGGTGCGGACTTCGCCACCTGCTCTGCACTGGCTATCGACCACGTTGCCCCACATATGTCGGCGGCGCAAATCGTTAAGAACGTCGCGGAGGTCAACTCCTCCGTCGATACCCGCTTCGGCGTGAGCCGTGTGGCTGTCATCAATCCAGAGGGTCTGTTACCGAACACTGTGTATAAGGTTTAACCATGAACAAATTTACCACCTCTATCGTCCGCTTGGACTACGAAGAGCCTGTGGCTCTGACCGATGTGCTGCGTATCTCTGCCGATGACCCTTTGATTAAAGATTTCGCCGGTGTCTGTGGTATCACACACGGCGTGGTGCAATCCAACCAGTATGGTATCCGTTTGCGTGTCGGCAAGCACGTCTTACCAAAAGGCGCAGTGATGGCGGAAATCGAACGCCTGCAAGCCGAGGACACTAATGAGACACCTTTCCGCGAGCTTAAAGGGATTGCGTTGGAGAACGTCAAGGCCCGTACGCCCATCTCGTATTACCATTACAATTTTCTGTTGTTCCGTACCAAGCACCGTCCGGAAAGCGTGTACATCGCAGGCTTCGGTCTGACCGACAAGAAGATGCTTGAGTGGCTGCCACTGGCAGATGGAAAGAGCAAGCGCAGGGTGTCGTTGTTTAACTACCCTATCGCTTGTATCCTCGAAGCTGCTAAGTTCGGCGAGCCTGATATTGATGGCTACATCTTGGGCGAGCGTCGTAAGTTCGTGAACAAGGAACTGGGTGTGTCGGCAAGCGGCGTTGTCGTCAACCCTCAAGCACTGGTGACTGCGCTCGGCGAGAACACAGTATGCACTGCGGTGGACATCGAGTTGGATGTCGGCTTGGAAGTGCAGGTATGTACCAGCAGCCACACGCTGACGGTGTACTACGAGGGCGAGGAAGATTTACCACGATTCGACCTGTCCCGCGCACCTGACGACGTGTCGGCAGATATGGTAATGTACGCAGGTATTTTGGAAACCATCGTAGAGAAAATGGAAAGCCTAATATGAAAACCATTACTTTGAATCTCGTTTCCGGCGGGATGGTCGATGTAGATGTTGACGCAATCCAACACGTCCAAGCGGAAACTAAAGGCAGCACCGTCGTGGTACAGAACGAGGGCAAGCCGCCGCAGTCATACCATGTGTATGAGTCAATCAGCCGTCTGCGCTCGTTGATGAAGTAAAACAAAAGCCCCTACGACGTAGGGGCTTTTTCTATCGGGTTGAGCTTAATCAGCTTTCATCAAGTGACCCAATTTAACACCAGCGAGCGATTGTACTTCTTCGCCGCGCAGTACGTCATTCAAAGCGTCCTTAGTCAACAGTTCAGCCAACGGAGCGTCAACAGTAGTGTCGTCAGACAACTTCAGTTTCAAAGTCTTGGTGGCAGCTTCATACTCAGCACCAGCCAAGTGTACGTCCACGGTAGGCGCAGCAGGAGTGGCTACGAACAAACCCTCGTCAGTCGCTTGGATAGCGTTACCGGCAGCAGCGGATACTTTGGCAACCAGCTTGCTTTCTTCAATCGCCAAGCCTTTGCCGATGTCGTTTTCGGTTACAATTTTTACCATGATTCAATTTCCTTTTTGGTTGATTACAAGGGGTCGGATACCAACCGCTTACGCGAAGAACCCGACTAAATCCACGACGATACGCTTGCCGACAGGCAATCCGTTGGTAAAAATATCGCGGGAATTGGCATTAACCCATATCGAGCCGAATGTGTCGCCGATGTACACACCGGCTTCAATCAGACTGCGTGGTGTCGGCGCATCATCAGGCAATCGGGCAATGATACCCACACTGGTGGGCGTAATGAGTTTGCCATCGATATGTATCTTACCCATACCATCAAGCATTTGCAAGTACAAGCGGTTCGCCGCATCAGTGGTCTTACCGATGTTGTCTGCGAAACGCGAAGCGTCCGTGTACTTCAGGTTGTACTTCTTCAATTCTTTCTTCACACGCACCTTACCACGTTCGATAAGGAAGTCGCTCGTGTGCAGGTCCTCCGGTCTAATAATTTTCATAGCCTCTCCTGTTACGGCAGTCGTGTCGGGAACGGGTCGTCAGTAGTCCATGCCATAGCCTGCGGGCGCAGATTAGCAGGACCTACGTCGGGAATCCAATCGTTAGATGGTTTTCCGGTAGCCCCCTCTTTGTAGGGAGTGAACCGCATGAAGTTGGCATCTTTCACACCACCCACATAAACACCTGCAACCGGCTTGTTGGTATCGTCATCGAACAGTTGGAAGCTCAATGATACGCTTGCGCGGAAGCCCTCTGGGATACCACCTTGCCCAATCACTTCGATACGCGCAGGCTGACGGGAGTAGAATCCCTTTTCAGTCTTACCGGCATAGCCGAACAAATCAAAAGACAAACCGCCCATGAAGCAGTAAACGGTATTATTGATTCTTTGGAACTTAATGTACGCGCCGGCTTTAAGGCTCTTGGTATTCTTCACAGTAACCAGACCGGTGTCGCCATAAATCACAACCCATTTGCCGTTCACTCTTTGCCACAAGTACGCGCCTACGCCTGCACCGTCTGTTGACTGGTACATCATACCATCATGCTCAGTGCCTTTAACAACGCCATTGGTCGTCTCCGGCTTGTCAGGTCGTCCTGCGCCGATGAGCGCATTGGCAGTGTAGGCTACTTCCAGCTTACTGTCAGAATTGATAACAATCGTCTTGTTGTCAATATCCGTTGACGTAACAACTTTAGTTGTCATAGTTACTCCTATGCCCACCTAGCAATAGGTGGGCGTATCTCGTTAAACGATACCTTTGGCAGTCCACTTCACTTGGATAGCTTTGGCTTCGTTACTGTTGGCAGTACCATAGACCACCAAGACCTTATCGTCCAGTCGGGCAAATGCGAACTCGCCTGTCAGTACGGCAGGGGAAGCAGAGACGTTGATTGCTGTAACTTGGAAGTCCAGTGTTCTTGCGAATGGTAACTCTACACGTTGCACACCCTCAATCACACCGTCTCTTACCGAAGTAGCTTGTACCTCGACAACGCCGCCTACTTCTTTGAGACCATTACCGTACTCGATTTCGTAGTTGCTCTGGTCGCCTTGCGCCTTGACAGGGGAAAGCACTTGTCCGTCTGGGGTTTCGATTACTGTTTCATAACCGTTGATGAATACTACTTGTTTCATATTAACACCTTTAAACAATGTTGAATGGCACGCCGTCTATGGTAAAGCTGTTCGATGGTGTAGCATCTGCACTTACAGTAACAACAAAAGGTCGTGTACCAATTTTTACATAAGATATTTTACCATCTTGTTTTTCTACTGCATCAGTACAAGACGTTACCGTGAACGTCCGTTTGGCACCTGCTGTAATCTCTACCTTTTCAACAAGGTTGGCATTGACAGGCGTAGTCGCAATGTCAGTTTTATAACCCTCCGTCGTGAACCTGCTGGATGTAGCTACTGCATTTTGGTAGAACTCAATTTTACCGTTAGCACCAGTTCCTATTTCTACGATGTTACCGCCAACTAAACTCGAATAATTTGTAGCGTTAGTTTTTACTTCATATGTATCTACGTCTTTGTATGGTCTTCCGTCTGACGTATATTTCACTTTAACAGTTTTGGTGCGTGACGTAACCTTTACCCCGTCACTTTCCGCTACCGAAAGACTACATTCAGTCTCTGGTACTTCTGTATGCGGGCTTACTTGAAGGATAACACATACTTGCCAACGACAAGACGCACCTGCGGGGCGCATTAACACACAAAGGGCTTTAGATTTACCGGTGTATGTGAATAACTGCGTAGCCTTATCAAAGGTAAAGCTGGTATTACCATTTCTTCCGTCGAGAACATTGGCCTTCTCAAGAGCGTCAGTAGTACGCATGGCAGATGTTAACCCAACATCCCATTTGTAGTTGTGCATTAACGCCATATTCAAACTAGTAGTAAGCATACTAGGGCTAAATACCTCATATGTAGTGAGCAACTTCACGTCATCTACGTTTTCCAGCTTTAACTGCAAATTGGTCAGTGGTCGGTGCGATATGTTAAAGCGGTCCACGAACGCGCCACCACTACTAACAGTGCTAGGTAAACCTGTGAATAGGACTTTATTTGACCCTACTTCAGTGACGCGCACAAGAGGGCAGTCAACAGATGGTTTATATGTTGGGTCATCTGCTGTGACGGGCAAAGTAGAGGATAATGTGAGAGATGCTTGGTTGTTATTATCCTGTAAATCAAGCGATGTGTTTGGATTTACGGATGCGCCAAACTGTAATGCGCCAGTCGCGTTCGCAACGACTTTAAACGTCACTCTTGCCGTCCCGCCAGATTTAAGTTTCTTAATCTTATAAACGAGGTCGGAGACTTTCTCTATTTCTGCACCAGCAGATGCAAATGAGTTGAAGTCTTTAAGTGTGTAATTACCTAGCTGTGGTTTGGTAATGACCAAATCAGTCAAGTCGTTTACGGCTTCAGCCGAGTTGGTAACAGTCACAACCACATCGTAAGCGTCTCCAACTACACCAGATAGCTTATTCGCCGCCATCGACACACCGACTTCTTGGAACAAGTTTTGTACTGGCACAAGGCGTTTGCACTCGCCGTCTTGGTTCACGAGGATAGACGTTTCAGGTTTCCACGCTGCTTTAGGCAATGCGGCGATTGCGGCGCAGTCCAAACCGCCTGCTTGCGCGGGTTGCTGTTTGGCACGGAGCTTGCCGTCCTCAGTCATCTCCATTGTTGTGGTATCGTAATCGACAGTGAACTTGTTATCGACCACTTTGATACCACTGCCTTTAAGAGCCTCGGCGTTTACTTTAACCGGAGAGCTTGCCGTACCGTTGCCGGTCAAACCGTCGCCTACGGTTACAGGCAGCAGGTCGGCGATGTTTACCTCGAACGTTGAGTCGGCTTCGCCGGTGGCGGAGGTAGTGAACGTCAGTTTCTTAGCCGCAGGGTCGTACTGCACGTTGGACAAGAAGCGGTCTGCTTTACCGGCAGGCACTAAATTGGACAAGTCCACGTCATGCGTGTTGCCCGCGGTGTCAGTGAACGTCAGGATAGAACCGGCTAGTCGTGCGTCTTTGTACGCAACAGGAACTTCCGGCGCGGCTTCAAGCTCGACAGTGTGTTGACCACCGTTGGTATCAGTGAACGTCAAGGTAGTACCACTGCGTGACACGCCATTGAGCGCTACGGGCGCGGTGTACAGTTTGGACAAGTCGATGTCTTTAGTCTTACCGTTACTCATGGTAACGCGGATGCCCAAAGTGGTAGCAGCCACATCGGTCACACCGTCAAAAGACGGAATCAGGTCAGCCAAGTCGAGCGTAGTGATATTGCCTTTGTTGTCAGTGAAGTTCAGTTTAGTACCTGAACGTTCGGCAGAGACCAAGCGGTTCGGGTCTGGCAGAATCTCTGACAGGTCAATAGTGGTTTGTTTGCCGCTGGTGTCGGCGAAGTTAAGCACTGTACCGGTACGGGTAACAGATGCCAATGCTTCTTTGTCGTCGCAACAGCCGGTGTTGCAACCAAAATTTCGATGGTATCCCATAATTGCCTCCTAGTTAATTTCTTTGTTGCCCAAGCTAATCAGCTTAGGACACTCACAGCCAGTACCACCGTCTTGGTTAGTACCCTCTGTTTCGTTGGTGGTGTACGACAGATACGTTACTACCCCTGCTCCGATGCCGTAGCCCACAACCGCACCCTCACGATACACAGGCACACTATGCTCGGAAGTCGCCGCAGGATACAGCCACGCCAAGATAGAGCCGTCCTTGTCGAAATAAGGCACGTTAGCCGCAGGGTCTCGCACGTCGTTAGGGTGGTAGCCCACTGCCGCCTGCTTCGCCGTCCCACAATCGTTGGTCTCGAAAATCAACAAAGCGGTAGCATGATAATGCTCCGCAGCGACTTTAGGCAGCTTGGGTTTAGGTACTTCTGGCAAATCGACAGCCAACTCCGTCTTGTCCGACAGCGTGAGCTTCAACTTGTTGCCCTCGCGCACGAACTTAGTGACGGTGGTGTCGGTAATCTCCGCACACTGGGGAATCTTACGCTGCGCCGGCATGGGCTTGTCGTTACAGTCCAGCAGCCCGCCTTGCAGAGTACCATCTTTGAGTAGTTGGGTCACTACGTCCTGCACGATAAGGCGCAGGACAGTGGTATCAGGTCCACAACTCATGATTGCTCCTCACTATTTACAGTATCCGTAAGTCGCTGCTGCTGTACCAGACGGGTAAACACACCCAACACGCACAACAGCAGCCCGAATAATGGGCGGTATTTCTCAGGGACGTACTCGCCCAGCATGGATTGATTCTCAACGAGGTACGGATACAGACCCAGCAAGACCATAACCCAAACAGACCACATTCTATACCAGTAACGCGCACCGCGCACCAACGTAAGGTTTTTCATATCAACCCTCTAACTCGAAATGCGGACCGTCGATGAACGCCGACTTGCCTTGACGCTTACGCGCAGCCACATAGTTCTCCACCAACTTGGTAGCAGGTGCGGTCGTATCGTTCAACGCACACCAGCAGCCACCCCAACGCACACGGATACCAAGTTCCTTAGCCGCCTTACGCATCGCTTCGGCGATGGCATAGAAGTGACCCCAGTGGAACGATACCTCTTTCGTGCCGTTACCGTCGAAGTCGCCCCACGGCAACAGGTCAACCGCGTGACCGTAACCATCTGATTGCTTGATATGCTTGCTGTTCATGGTACGGCTCGCGCCGGTCTTAACCAAGTACGCCTGACGTGTCTTGGTACGCAGACCCTCATGTACACTGAAATCTTGCGTGGTATATGTGATGGCGAGTTCTACCACCTTTACCATGTTGGGGTGTACGCCCTCCAGCTTGGCGAGCGACGTTTTTCCTAGAGTGAAACCAGTCATTTGTTTCCTTTCGTATTTTGGAGTGTTTGTAAAAACTGAATCAACATCGGAACTAATTGGGGTACTAGACTGTAAACCACGTCAACGGCGTACCCCGCCGACCGTCCAACGACCACCCCGATAATCAAGGCACTCAAGGGGGCATCAGCAGGCACATAGGCACTGGCACTGGCAGCAGCCATCGCCCCTATAAGCACATCGGTAAGTCGTAGAAACCACCAGTCTTGTGACTTTGCCGCAGTACGCAGACCACCAACCAACCCCCCTAAGATAGCCAAGTTCAGCGAGGTCAGCAAATCTTTCATACTGCGTCCCCTTACGCGTACAGGCTATTCCGCAATGTCCTGCCTAATATAATCGGCGGCGAGCCAGCAAATCACGCACATGATAATGTATGCGTACAACACCTGTCTGTGTACGCCGATACTGGTAAGCCACGCCGCGCTGTAATATGTGATGATGGCAAGCCACGCCCAAAACGCAGACGAGACCATCAGTACCAAAGCCGACACCCAACGGTATTTACATTCCCCGTCGCAGAATAACCCTACCGCCTGCAACACAGAGAGGCTGGCGAGCGCATAGAGCAAGGCATCAAGATTCAGCGTTCCAGCATTATATACTATCGGTAACTTGACAATCGAGTATTCAACCTTACTAAGCGCAGCACAAGCGGATAACAGAAACATGGTATTGACCAATTCCACCGCGCGGGTAGGTGTAAAGAACACCCAGCTTGACGTATCGGTAACGGGTCGGCAGGTACACTTCTCACGAATGGAACGTTGCATATACCACCACTGCTACTAAGCCTGTTGCCACTGCGCCGATAACGACACCGCGCCAGAACGTGCAGCACCAACACCGCACACTGACTGTCTTGTTCTTGATGTCTGCCTTAGTCAGGTCGTATTGCATCTCAGTACCACGACATACAAAATCGGCGAAATCGCCTATGGGGTTGAACCCGCAAAGCAAGCGTTTGTACCACTTGACTTGTTCCATATCATGCTCCTATTTAATGCCGAGCAGGTTAAGCTCGGTAGTCGCTTCTTCCCGAATCGCCGCCTTGTTGGTACGGATAGTACGCATATCGGCACGATAATCCCGAACGTCTTGGTAACGTCCCTCAGCTTCGGCTTGCCTAATCATATCATTCAACTGCTTGTAAGAGTAGCCCATGTCGCTCTTCGCTGCTCGCATTTTCTTATCCGCCGCTGCGTAAATCCGCTGCGCTTCCGTCACGGACGGGTCGATGTCGGCGTTGAGAATGTCTAGCGTACCACCTGCGTGGCGTGTGCTGACGTGCAGCTTCTCGCCCATATTCTTCCACGCTTCTTCCGACGCGCCGTCGATATGTATAGGCTTGGTAGAGCGGAATAGCTCGCTTCCTACAATCTCGCCGATTCCCATATCGCGGTCTGCACTCGCGTCAATACCACGGGTAACGGAACGGTACAGACCGCCCAGATACCCCTGACCCAGCACGTCAATCTCGTCGCCGGTCATATCGACCGCGCCGCCGGTAGCACCATACAACATCTCGGCTATATCAGTGCCTGTGCTTGACGCACGGTGGGTGGTGCGCTCCACGTCGGCGGCGAACTGGATACGCTTGCCGTTCTCATCATAGGCGTACTCTGACTTGAGGTCGCGCCCGAAGATGTCCTTGCCCGTGGTTAATGCCACGGCGGGTTGTGCGAACGCAGGTGCGGCGAAGAACATCGCATTTGCCACGGCGTTATCAGTGTTGCCCCAGTGCTGTGCGGTGGTCATATCGACCATACCGCCTGCTTGTTCGGTTGCTGCGTCGATAATGTTGCGCTTACCCATAGCCACGCCGACGGCGTTGTCAGTCAGCAGTTTGAACCAACCCATCTCGTCAGGGATAGGGATTTGTACGTCACCCAGCTTGACAGTGCGGTTGCGGTTGGCGATTTGGTAATACTTGCTGTTGCCGAACTCGTCGTCATCTTCGCCGCCTACGTTGGCTACGGCAGCCATAAGCAGACCGATACCCAGCAGTGCCATGCTGTTGCGACCATGCTTGGTCGAGAGGATTTGCGGCAGGGTAGAGAACGTACCTTGCATGACTGCGTTGTGGAACGAGAACACATGGCGCACCATGTTATCCGCGCCGTGTTGCTGGAAGTTACTGGTCAGGTTCTTCGTGCCAAGGATAATCGCCGCAGCCTTGTCTGCGTTGACTGGGTTCTTGGCTTGGTCGAACAGGTCAACCAACTGCTCTGCCGTCACGTTGCTCGGCTGTGGACCGAAAACGTGTTCGACGTAGGCACGGAACACACCTAGGCGCATAGCGGTCTCTGGCGGGTAGGCGATGGTCTCTGCTACACGGGAGGTAATACCACGGACTTTGCTCACGCCGGTACGCAGCAGGTCGGCTTGGTGCGGCAACCTACCAGTCAGGGCATTAGTTGCAAACGCATCGGTGTTAAGGTTGTCGCCGAACTGCATACCAGCACCCAAACGCTGATATGCCAACTGCCACGGGTCAGTGTACTGACCGCGAGCCGTACCGAGGAACAGGTTGTGCTTGTCAGGCGAGAACAGGTATTTAAGCGCGTAGCCGATGGAGCGCATACCAACCGCAGGGGCTGACTTACTGTCAACGTATTGTTCGCCGATTGCACCGCTGATATTCAGGTAGCCAGTCATGATGTCGCGCATGAGACCGAACACTGGATACGCAGGGTTCAACGAGGTTTTGAACTGGTTGAAGTAGTGGTTGATACTACCAATCTTCGCCACTGCCGCGTGTGGTTGCTCTTGGCGCAACGCCTTAGCCGCAGCCTTTGACCTAGCCACGAGGCGCACTGGTGTGCCGTTGATGTAAATCAGGATACTGTCCTGCTCGCCCTTATGACTGGTTTCCCAGTCCAACACATTGTCGGGGTCGTCGAAATTATTACGCGGGGACACTGGGTCGATAACGAAATGCTTGTTCGGCATACTCATTACCATCAGTGCGAACTGCGACAATTCATTGTTGGTAAACGCAGTCTTAACCTCTGCCTCCCACACCTTAGCGGTGTTGCCCAACACGTTCTCTACCGCGCTGGCACGACCAAGCGCATGGGCCTTAGAGTAAGCACTGCTGTCGTCATCGCGCATGGTAACGAAGAAGCCGCCGAAGTCCACGCCTTGTGCCGCCAGTTCGGGGAATACCAAGTTTAGGTAATCCTTACCACGATTGACGCGCTCGTAGTAATCCTTGTCTGTCAGTACACCACGTTCGTGTTTCAGCTTGTTCACAATGCGGTTGGTCTCGGCTACTTCAGCCACAATCGAACCAATCTTGTTGCGCTCCTCGACGGTCAGGTTAGCCAGTGCTTGTGCCAAACGGATACCGCGCAGGTCATACGCACCAGCGTTCGGGTCGGTTGTGTCTAGGTCTTGGAAGCGGTAGCCTGTTACGGTGTAACGCGGACGACCGGTAGCTGGGTCGAACAACACACGGTTGCCATTCACTTCCTGCCAGTGACCGAGCGACTCGTCGCTGTTCAACAACACATCGGAGCGGACACGCTCCTCCAAGCCATGCAGGATACGGTTTACTTTCTCTTGCGAGATACCACTGTCGATGATGGTCTGACGCAGCCGCTCGGTGCGGTCGCGCAGCGACTGCTGCTTAGGATTGGTACTGTTGAAGTTGCGGTGTAGGAACGCGCCCGCCTCACTCTTATCACGGAGCAGGCGTGTGATGATGTTGGTTTGCTTGCCGGTAGCGGCGGCGTACATCTGCTCTACGGCGATGAAAGGCGTATAGATGCTTACCCAGTGTGTACGCGCCATCTCTACCACATCAAGGAATTTATCCAAGATGGGGACGTAGTTGGCAGGCAGCTTGTTACGCAGCCAGTTAGTCCACCGGCGCAGGGACGGCGACGACAAGCCCATCTGTTGTGCGCGGTTCAATACCACCAGTTCTTCGGGTGTCAACGCGCGGTTCGCCTCGGTGCTGTATGTGCTGCCCTCGCGCCGCTCGTAGTGCGCGTTCGGGTATTGTTGCACCAACGCTTCCCACGCTTTGTGCATATCGAGGTCGATGTCGGTCGTAGTAGGTTCTTCGTAAATGATACCTTTCGCGCCGGTCGCGTCGTCGTTCATCTCTACGCGGATAAAGTAAGCATCGCCCTTGCGGACTTGCGAGATGATACCAACGTATGCGTCCAAGTCGGCGGCATTGTAATAGCTGGTGTTCGCGCGTGACGGATAGATACGGATTTGCCGCACAGTGCGGCGCACATAGTCCGCCTGCGCCTGTTGATTGCCTGACGGCGGTACTTGGTTGGCAGCTTGCTGCGCTGCGGCTACTTTCTTGGCGTGGTCGGCAGCCTGCTGTTGCGCCCGCCATTTAGGGTCTTTCCAAGGGTCGTTAACCGGCAGCAGCGAGTTACGGATTTGCAAGCCCAGTTCAGTCTGCGCTTGGTCGTCGCCGGTAGCCAGTTGTGATAATACTTGCGCCTTGGCAGTAGCGTCCAATGAATCGAAGTCAGGATAGATACCACGAGCTTGGTTATGGTAATAGTCGCTACGCGCCTGCGCCGCTTCAAAGCTCATACGTTGGCGATAGGCGTTTACTTGGTCAGGAGTACGAATACCGGCGGTGTCGTTCGGACGGCGGGCTGTTACCACTTTCAAGAAGTCTGCCACCGCGCTGTCGCTTGCCTTACGGTACTTGCCGGTCAGACGTGATACGACTTGCTTCAGGTAACTTACGATACGAGATACCAAGCTGCTTGAGTTGGTAGAGCGCAGGGCGGCAGGGATTTCCATGTCCAAGCCCCACTCGTTACGCAGGGTGTTCCAACCGTCTTTAGTGGTACGCGCAGCGTGAATCTCGGCAAGGGCTTCCTCTACCATAGACTGCGTGTCGATATTGCCATACCGCTCGCCGATACGGGATACCAACGCTTGAACAAACGGGTTCTCTGCCAGCTTAGTCATGTGTTGCGTATAGTCCGCACCGCGTAGCACTTTACCACGCAGGTTCACATCGACACCTTGGTGGAGCATCTCATGGGCTACGGCGTACACGAACTGTTGGTTGGTCATGTGCGGGTGGGCAACGACGTAGATAGTGTTCGGGTCGCCATCTAGTACATATGCGCGGGAGTTGCGGTTGTGCAGGCTCTGACTGCGTGGGGATACCCATACCACGTTTCTTGCGATTTCATCGCCGAACGTATTACGCAAAGCGTTCGTACCACGAGCTATGGTCTGCTGCTCGATAGCTAAATGTTTTTCCGCGTCGGACATTGCGTCCCATTCAGTATGCGTACCACGTTGGTGGCGGAAGCGAGCGTCAGATGCGGAGAACTCGCCACTATTGTCCACGGCGGACTTGATTTGGTTCGCGTCATAGGCGACATACACAGTTGAAACTTGTGTGTCTGATTGGACGTGTGAATCGCGCACGTTAGTGAATACCGCCCCGTCTGCCGACCGTTGAGCTTCGCGGGCCAGTACATCCGTTGTGATATAACCACCTTGTGCAGCGGGCAAAGCGTTCCACGGTAATCCGCCAAAGTCTGTTACTTTTGGTTGTCTGATATTTAAGAACGCAGGAATAATGTTACGCGCGGACAGCGGGACTTGTGGATACTCTGTATTGGTAACAACGCCGTCCCAGTCCACATATTCCCCTGCGGCTTCGCGTTCACGGAGCTGTTCATACAGTGCATCGTTGGAATCAAACAACCCTAAATCGTGCGTAAGGTTATCGTCAATATCGTAGATTCGTCCACGCACCATAGGTTGCGGCGCATAGTTAGAATCTACGGATGCGTAAGAGCCTGCCACATCGGGGCTATCCGAAAAGAAGAACCCATCATTTGTCGCCGAGCCTGACACCGCGCGTGCGCCACGGTCAAACGCCTCGAACTTACCAGCCGTACCATGATATACCACCAGTGGCTCGCCCGTGCGCGGGTTAATTACTTTAGACGCGTTAGCAGGGTCGGTCTCCCAGTCGCCGAACCATGCTTTGAATTGTGGCGAGCGTACTTGATACCACTGTTGCTCATTCAACTCAGTACGTCCTGCGGCCAACGCCTGTTGGTAATCTTCGCCCAACTGGTTGCGGGGAAACGGTTTGCCGGTTTTAAGTTCGTACCTATCAACCATGCGCAGAAAGCGCGGGTCGTCTTGCCACCCATCAGGGAAATCCATCACCGCAGTAGGTGCGCCGTGCTTCTGCATAGCGCGGGCCGTGTCATGGACGGCTTGCGTATCATCAGGCGTTACCTCGTCGAAGAGGGTCAACTGGAGCTTTTTTGCTTCGGCTGCCGCACCCTCCTGCGAGGCGGCTTCTTTAGTGGCTGCACGGGCTTCTATACCATCGGTCAGTGTGGCTTCCAAGTCATCGAGCAACTGCTGCGCATTTGCGTCTGCGGTGGACCAATCGTCCCACTGCTTCAAATACATAAGGTTCAGGGCGTAGTCAGCTTGGCCACGGTAGTATCCCACATCGGTGGGTTCGTCGCTTGTTAATGCTTCGATATAGTTGTTCACTTCCACACGTACACGTGGTGACCGCACGTCTTTCATCAAGCGCATAACGTCCTTAGCGGCAGCACCGGAGATACCATTATTCTCAAGCACTGTCTTGGTTGAGCGGGTATTGCTGACGGCTTTGGTCGTACCATCGGTAGGGGCAGGCTGCGCCGGTGTTGGTGTTGGTGTCTTAATCTTCAACAGGTTCTTATCCACCCAAGTACGCGCCGCTTCGAGACGGCCTTGACGTGTGGCATAGCGCAACAACTGGCTGGCGGAATCAATCAACGATTGCTCGGTAGCCTTATCCAATGTACCACTCTTAATCAGGTCTTGGGCGCGTTCCAACTGGCCGAGCAACTCGATGGTCGCACGGACACCTTGCGGAACATGAATGTCGCTACGGTTGAGAACGTCATCGGCGAAACGGAAACCGGCAGTCGCGCGTTCGGCGCGTTGTTCAGGCGTGAGTACCTCATTGAGCGCAACTTTAGCCTGTTCGGTCTTGGCGTAATCAGCCAGTCGGTCGCCCATTGCACGTTGTTTGGTTGCATCAACTTCGGCTGCCATCTCTCGGTCAGCGCGAGCGGCATCGGCTTGTGCCACACGTTCCTTATACGCCTGCAATGCCATTTCACGATATACGTCGTCAGGCAGGCGTGGGTCGATATTACTTGGGATAGCCAGCGTAGGGGTAGGGCTTGGTAATGCCAGTGGTGCGGTAGGTTGTTGCGCCTGCGCTTGGGCTTGTGCCTGTTGTAATGGGTCGCCTGTTGGTTGAGCCTGTGGTTGTGCCTGTGGTTGAGCGACACCCGCTGGGTTCTCAAGGTCATACCACAACTGACGGGCTTCTTGCAGATTGGCATCAGCCTGCTCGTTATCACGCAAAATGCGGTCAACGTTGGCACGGTTCTCACGATATTTACCGGCGGCTTCAACACTACCACTCACGACACCGAGTGTCGCACCGAGCGTAGCGGCGTTCGCGCCCGCCCGCATAACTTCTTTAATGTCGATGTTGTTGGTATTGAACGTACCATCTTTGCCTAAGCCTTGAGTCGCTGCGCTTGAAATCATACCAATCAAGCCCTCTTCGAGACCCTCGCCGAGCATACCGCTGGTAAGTTGTTTCGTACCGTTGAACACCGCAGACAGCCTACCCGACTTAGGAACAAGCTGTGCGGTACGGGACATCAGGTACTCTGTCGCTTCGCCAAGCACATCGCGCGTAGCCTTAGACGCTGCACCGGCGGCAATATCGTCAGCCACAGTACGTAGGGCTTGCTCAATAGTGATACCACTGCCTGACAGCAGGGTTTGGCCTAGTGTGGTATTACCTGCCGCAGCGCGCCCGCCCAAAGCGCGAGCCGCCGTACCCTCTACGGTGTTGAACAACCTACCACCGAGATAAGTGATACCACCAGTCAGCAGACCGGTTGCCGCAGCCGTCGCCAGTGCGTCGTCAGTATATTGGGCTGTGTCTGCGTTGTACGCACCCTCTTGGCGCAGCACGTCCATTGCATTACCCGAACCCTCGATGGCGGCAGAGCGGGCCAACAGAGACGGATTCAAGCGTTCAGCGACAGGCTTCAGTACGCCGGTGGCACGACCGAGTTGTGTACCACTGGCACGGAGTACATCATCCGCCAAACCGAACGTGGCTTTGCTTGCGGCTTTAGCCGTACCACGAACGACTCCTTTACCAACGGCAGCCACGCCTTTACCGACGAGGTTCAAGCCTTTAGCCCCAACCACAACGCCCAGCGCAGATGCCAGTTCGTCGAATGCCGTAGTGGGCTTGTCGCCAAGTGCAAGCAAGGTCTCTGCCACACCGCTGGCTTCTGCGCGAGCGCGGGCCGCATCTTTAGAATAGTCGGACTTCAGGTCGCCCCACGCGGCGCGTGCCGCAACAACAGCGTCGTCAATCTGCTTGTCCCAGTTCAGCTTACCATCGCCGAGGCCGGTGAATTCCCACGCTTTTTCCAGCGCATAAACAGGGTTGATATTACCGAGAGCGTCTGTGTAGCCCGCCTTATCCATGCGCTTCGCGCCCTCGTACGCGGCAATGTTGAGCGTGCTTGCAAGGTCAGCGAGACCACCGATAGCACCATCAGCCAACGAGTTACCAATATCGCCAACCGCACCCCAAAAGCCACGTTCTTCTACGTCAAATAGGTTCTTGTTAGTGCTGGCCTTAACCACTGCGTCTTTGACCTGTTTCTTGATTTGGTCTTTTTGCAGGGCGTTCCAGTTCTCTTCTTTGGCTTTAGCATCAAGCCAGTTATCCAACACCTTGCGATTCCACAGGGTTGCGCCGTTCGGGTCGATACCATGTGTACCATAATTGAACTTGTCGGCAGAAGCGATGAACTCGTCAGCCCACTTGTTGCCAGTTGACATGGCAGCAGTATCCGCCGCTGCTTGCTGCTGTTGGGCTTGTTGCTGTTGGGCCACATACGCCGCCTGTTGTTGGGCGAGCGCGTCCTCCATCGCTTTCTGCGCCTCGGCGATACGCGCCTGTGACTGTTGTTGCTCAAGTGCCAACTGCTGACGAGCCGCCTCGTTGTCTAAGGCGGCCTGTTGTGTCATCGCGGCTAGATTGTCCAAGTATGATAATGCACCAGTGTTGTATGGCATTTTTAATCCTTAACTGTAATAGGCTGCCCAGTTAGGCTTCGCCACATTGACGAAGAAGTCGTCTTTAATGCGCGGCTGGGTAGGGCGTTTCTCGGTCATTATAGCCTCAAGTTCATCTTTACTCAAAGGGTCAAGTACGAAAGCTTGTCTCGTGGTCGGGGCAGTAGGCGACGGTATCTTAGGAGCAACGATGGACTTGTCTGTCATACCACCCACTGCGCCTGCTGTTGAGGGTAACTCGGTTGGCGCGGTCACGCCGGTGGAAGCGGCGAGCATCCTGTCGAACTCTTTACCACTGCGCTTCGCTTGGTTGTAGGGACTGGACGGCAGGCTCGCCCACACGTTGCCCAGCTTAGACGCTGCACCGCGTATATCGCCTTTGAGAATAAGTGGCATGACCCCGCTGTTTACCATCAAGCCGATGGCGGCGAGGTCTTGATTCATAGGGCTGAAGTCGTTAAGCCCGTACTGGCGTGAGATACCATCCCACGTCTTTTGGATAATCTGATACCGTCCTGCTGCGGTAGAACCCTGCGACTTACCAGAGTTGTCTTGGAAATTCCATTTACCTGCGGCACGGGGGTGGTCGGCGAAACTGGTTAATTGGTTCGACACCTTACCACCGTACACGGCATAAGGGTTCTTCGCGTTGTATGTACCCTCGGTACGGGACAGCAGCGTCAACATCTGCTGTACATAGGGGTCGGCTCTATAACGCTCTAGGTCTTGTCGGGTAGCCATAATAGGTATTCCAATCTGCTTGCGCTACGTTATTGTAGAAGTCATCGTTGGGTACAGCGACCGCAGTCGCGCGTGGTTCGGTAAGCGACAACAGTTTATCTGAAAGCTCCTGCTCTTTTACCAACTGGTCAAAGAAATCAAGTTGCCCCACAGGTTTTGGCGGTGCAGGAATATCGGGTACGACCGGTGTGGGAACGGCTGCTCCGACAGGTACGGACTGAGCGTAAGTACTCATATCTCCAGCAGGCGCGGTAGGCGAGGCCATTGTTCCCGCTTTGGGAAGCCACGGTTTTTGGTATGCTGCGTATGCCGTACCGTCAGGACGTATCGACATTCCGTTCTTGATGACAATATAGTCCAAGTGCGGACCTGTCGTGCTGCCGGAGTTACCAGAACGCCCGATAACCTGCCCCTGCTGTACATGGTCGCCGACCTTGACATTCACGTCGTACAAGTGCGACTGCTGGGTAATCACGCCGTCATCCCGCTGGATTACCACTTGGTTGCCGTACCCGCGTGGGTTACGCTTCTCCGTACCGTCGTTCATATTGACAACGCGGATTACCTTACCCGACATGGGCGCGAGCAGTTTTGTACCAACCGGTACGGCAATATCCACCCCTGCATGACTGGTACTTGAGTGTTGCCCGCCAGACGTTGCGAAACGGGCGCGAGGACCTACCCACGACGTGATACGGTAGTTATTGGTCTGAAGCGGCGCACCTAACCCCAGACCATAGTCATAAGTGTACGCTGCCATAGCTTACTCCGTCGGAGAGGTGGGGCTGATATACATTTGGGCCAAGGCTTCCATGATTTGCTCTTTGCGTGGGTCGCCGTCAGGCAACGCTTTCAATGTGGCAATCATGCTCTTCGCCAGTTGGCTGTCGCCGGTGTTTGCTGCGGCGGTAGCGCGTGTGTCGGCATTCTGTTGTCGCGCACCTGCGTTCATGAGTTGGGCTTGTGCTGTCAAACGTTTATTGAGCATATCCAACGCTGTCTTATCTTGGTTCGCTACCTGCGCGGCTTGGGCGGCGATTTGTTTCGCTGCGGCCTGTTGGGCATTGAGACCATTTTGAATGTTTGCCTGTGTAACGTTGTATGAGGCATTGGTCGGGGAACTTGAACCATTAATCACGCCGTACATCGTACCTGCGGTCGGCGTACCAACCACAACATTGTTCGCCGTGGTGAACACATATTTACCGTCGGCGGTAGGTTGGGCAGAGTTGATACCATTGGTTTGAATGTCTGCGCCGTATGGGTCGCGCACCGGCGTAGCCGAACCGCCAAAGTTGATGGCTTCTGTTACACGTCGTTCCTGTTCCGCGTTTACCGCAGGCAGGACGTTCTGCATCTCGTAGCGGTTAGCCAAGTTGAAGTCGCCACTCTCCAGCAGCTTGGACTGCACCGCCTGTTTCATCGCAAGGTCGAACGAGATACCATTTGCTTTGGCTAAGGCATGGGCGCGGGCGCGGAGGTTAGGGTCATTCAGCGCAGCGTACATATCATTCACGTCCTGCGCCTTAGTCGCGGCAGACAACGCTGCTTGGTTGCGGGCGTGTTGGCGATTCATCGCGGCAAGCATAGCGTTACTTACCACAGGTACTGCGCCTGTCGCGGCGGCAGCGGCATAACGGCGACCGAAGTCGATGGACGCGTCGCCACCATCAAGGGCATCTACACCTTGCGAGGCGATGAAACGAATGTCGTTCTGTTGCGGGCGCAGCTTAGGCACATCCACACGCGGCAACGACTCAACCGAGATGACGGACTGCGGGGCAGCTACCTGTTGTGGTTGTGTCACAGATACACCTTGCGGTTGTGACGCGGTTTGTGCCGCAGGTTGCGAAGCAGTTACCACTGGTGCTGTACCGTTGGCGGTATCGCGGAATCGTTGGAACACGCCCAGCGGGTCGCTTGGCTGGGTGTTCGGGTTCAGGTACATGGGTACGCCTTGCGGCGCGGGCTGTACCGTTGCTGCACCGACGTAATTAGACGGCAGTTGGTACAAAGAATAGCCACGCAACTTATCCCCGAACTGCATCGGTTGTGCGCGTTCCGCCGCCAAGAATGGCGTACCCTGATTGGGTACTTGGTTAGGTGCGAACAATGGACGGCCCTCTAAACCACTACCACGATAGAAACTTGGGTGTCCCACGGTCAAATTTTCAGCCATGTCAGCCCCCTATTAAAATCCAGTAAATTGATAGCCGTTGTCCACTACCGGCACACCCGTGTAGCCTTGCGGCGTGGTGTACGAGGTCAGACCAAACTGTTGCTGTTGCGATGGGGTCAGCCGTTGCGTACCAGTGACTTGTGGTGCGGTCGCCGCATAGCCGCCGTACAGAGCAGGCAGTGTAGGCTGTGCGTTAAGTGGTGCGGTCAAGGAGGTAGGTTGTGGAGCCGATACATTTTGTTCTCCGCCAACCCCGAACTCTTTACCATTCTGTCCGGTGTTCTGATAACTGCGGAGGTTGTCCTGCATATTCGCTGTAAACATCTGCGCGGCTTGGGCGTTCAACGCCTGCTGTGCATCGCGGGAATCGTACAGGTTTTGCAAACCCTGCAAGCCGTAGGCGGAGGCAATCGCGTTGACCTTGTAGGGGTCAACGATTTGTTTATTCTGAAATTCATTAAACGCATTCTGCGTATTCAAACCTTGCAGCATGGTATTCTGCCACGCAGGGCCAATCTGTCCCAACTGTGAGAAGAAGTTACCACCGCTACCGAACCCCATAGACGGGGAGTTCATGCCGATATAATAGCTTGCCATTACTCATTCCTCATAAGCGTCAGGGGCGACCGCTAATGCGGGTAGCCCATAATAGGTGTACGGGTCTTCGCGGTCGGACACAAGGTCGCGCACCATGTGCGTTGCTGCGTCGTATAAGTCCCCGCGCGTAGGGTCAATCCCAAGCACAACAGTATCATACCATTCTTCTGCTTGGGGTTGTTCGGTTTCAGGAGGGAATAATCCCTCCATCGGGTCGTTGGTCCACATGATTAGAACAACGCGTCAAGTGAACTGTCGCCACCGCCACCGCAGTCGTTAGCTTGAGCCGCAGCAGGTTTGCTGTTCCACGCGAACAGGAGGCCGGTAATCATTGTCGCCAGTGTACCCCAGTCTGCCATAGATTCTTTCGCTGTCTTACGCAGGCTGTCCGCCAACCATGCAGCGTTCTGTCCGTGCGATGCCAACAGGTCTGCGCCCAACTTGAGCGAGGTCTGCGCGTCTGCTGTGTAGCTGGTGTACTGCTTAAGGCGCACATCAATCGCGGTTGTGTCATAGGCGCGAGCCGTGGTAGCGCGGTTCTGCCTTGTTTTTTCCATAAGCTCAAAGGTCTTCATCTTGAGGTCGGCATCAAATTGAAGTTTCTTCAAGCGTTCTTCCTCACGCAGCTTGTTCGTCTGCGAGATGATGGTGTTCTGCGTGGCGACAGCCAACTGCCCGCGCACGTCGCAGTTCCAGCCGGTGTTGTACCGGTTGTTCATGCGGCAAATCTTATCCAGCTCTTTATGTGCCGCGGCCTCTGCATCCGCCGTCACGCGCGTAAGAATACCATCGTAATCTGTCTGCCAGCCGCAGGCGGAGAGTTGGCAAATCTCGTCGGCCTTATCATTGATACAAGGCTTCAACTGCTCGCCGTAGGCGTACTCAACATCGCCGCGTTGCCAGTTTAGCGTGTTGCGCTTATCAAGGTCGTCCATCGCCCCGTCTGCTTTATCACGCAGTTTAGGTACGCGGGCGTTCTCGGTGTCGGCCATCTCTTTCATCTTCGCCATCACGTCGCGCCATTTGCTCTCTGCGCTCTTGGCTTCTTTGATGACTTTCTGACTAGACAGCTTACCGATGATATTGCCAATGACGGACGACAGCGCGAGCCATCGACCATCATCACGTTTCGGCGGACGTGGGTACTGGACGATATGCGGCGCGGTTACGGCGACGGAGTTAGTACCCGACGGGGCGTTCTCCTTAATCTCTACCTTGTTGTAGATTGGGGTATCTTCGCTCTTACTAGAGCCGCCACCGCTTTTACCGCCGCTGTTCTTGTCGATAATAGTCATACCATCTCCTATGCGTGACCGCCGTCATTCTGTAAATCGTTATGGGACTTCTGCAAATGCAGTTCCCGTATTTCAATATCGCCCTCGACCATGAATGCCCACTCGATTGCCCGTCGGCGTTTCTTCAGCATTACCGGAGCAAGGTTGCGGATAGGTCGGGTATAGATTTCCTCTCCGTCCGCGTACAGACGCAACACCACGCGGGGGGACAACTCCATCAGGTCAGCCATATGCTCGCGGGCTTCTGGGTGGGTATCGAAGAACTGCACAGGGTCAAGCCCACAGTGGGTACGCTTCCACACGGCGAACTTAGTGCGTAACTGCTCAAGCTGGCGGTACTGGCGCGGCAGGTCATCACTGACAACCTTGAACACTGTTGGAAACCAATAGGCACTGTTGACCTCGATACCCGACTTCCAGCGGTAGCGCATAGGCTTGTCCCCTGCACCCCACTTGTACACGCCGGTGTCAATCAACATAAGCATCCCCTGTTCAGGGTGTGCGTAGGCCATCTTCACGCGCAGGGTCAGACGGCTAAGGCTTGGGTTGCGACGCTTATCAGTAGTGGGTAATACCAACAACAAGCCTTGACGCACCGCTGCGGAATCGTACCACATAAACACCCGTTGGTCGTAACCAGTAAGCCGCATAGTGTAAGGGTGGTAGCGTTGCCACTCGCGCTCGGTCATGTAATCCTCGGTCATCATATTCACTGACGTACCTGTGATACCAACCAAGCCGTTCTCGGCAGTGTAATACACCCCGCCGGCGAGCGTACACCAACCGAACGGAGACAATGCAGGATACCAATACTCAAGCTCTTTGACTGTCGTCTGCGCGTCATCTCGCACATTAATGGCGTAAGGATAGCCTACTGTACCGACCACGTTGTCGAAGTGCGTCTCGCTCTCTACCCGCGTCGTGTGCGAGGCGATGAATTGAATCTTGGATGGAAGCGTTACCCGCGTAGCAGGACGGTAGGCGTGCGGCAGTCTGGGTTCTGATACCCAGAACTGGTTGTCTGTCCACACGATAGTCTGCATATTGCGTGTAAGGGCTACGCCGTCCAAACATTTGTTCGGCGGCAGATGGTCCTCGGTAGAAAGCACCTCGCCTAAATCCTGCGGGCATTTGTCGTCGATAAACGTATTGTCGGCAATGGCATCTTCGTCCACATAAAGCCATACCGCCTGCCCGTCGCTGGTTGTCGCGGAGCGATACCATCTGCGCTTCACGGCGTTCTTTGGCGGCGTGTTCGTATCGACCACGATTGCCCCGTCGCCGTTCTTGATGTCAACCAAGTTCGATACAGGGCTTGGTGCGCTCTCTTCGCCGCACTCGTTCACATACGTCATGCGATAGCCACGCACTTCGGGCGTGTCGCCCCAGTCGGAGCAGTCAGACGACTGTTCCATAGCCGCGCAGCGGTCAGCCCACTCGGACACACATCCCCTGTTAGGGGCAACGGCGACAGTAGGTGCTTCGGCAGGCGGGTCGATACCAACCAATGTTGGGCCTGTACCGGCGCGTACCATGCGTGAGGACAAGCGGTGTAACTGCCCATCACGGACGAAAAGCACCGTGTCTGCCCCTGCGCTCTCGCGCGGGTCGCGCACCCAATGCACATCTTCGGGGAAGCCAACCATGTAGTCGCCGACAGGGATTACCATCTTCGCAGAAACAGGAGAACCCCGCTCGTCAACCGCATGGGCGAACAGGGCAGGGCTTCGGTGCGGGCGGAGCATACCGCCATACAAATCGACGTTCTCGGCGAGCTGCGCGTTCCGCGGGCCTAACGCCTGCGGTTTTACTTTTGGCAGCTCGCCGCCGAAATCCAAGAATCTCATTAGAAATATCCTAGTGCTACGACCCCGCCATTATGCACAAGCTCAATTACAGCCTCGGTGGAAGAGTTCGGGTTATTCATTACCAACAGACCATTATCAGGAATCTGCTGTCGTCCGCCCAACATCGCGCCGTTCTTGCGGAGGTACACTTCCGCTTTTGCCGGTCCGCCAATATACACTTTACCGTTAGAGTACAGCATGGAGAACGAGGCCGTCTGACCTTGCGGACCGCGAGGGCCTACTGTGCTGCCGGCGTTCAACTTTTTACCATCGGTCAGCGTGATTTCCAAGTTCCCATCAATCACACTCATGTCGGCAATACCGACACCGGCTACGGGTTTCCATGAGCCGATACTGCGCTTCACACCCTCGCCGTTTGTGATGTACAGAGTGAACGTACCTGTGGCTTCGTCGCGCTCCATGCTAATCGCACCCGCGTCCTCGCCTTGCGGACCGGCAGGGCCTTGCGGCCCTTGAGGGCCTGCATCGCCTTTCTCGCCTTTCTGACCTTGTGGCGGAATAATCGTACCAATGGTGTGTGTCTTGCCTTTGTTGTCAGTCCACTTCAGTGTGTTGGTATCGTCGATAGTAATACCGGTCACACTCACACCGTCTTTACCATCAGCACCGCGTTCGCCTTGCGGACCACGTTTGCCAACACCAGCTTCATCTTTACCTGAACCACAACCGCAGTCGCCGCCCATATTCAGTTTGGTGCAATCCAAACTAAGGGTATTGGTTTCGCAGTTATAGACCAACGGGTCTTCGACGTTCAGACCAATCTCACGCGCCAGTGCCTGCACATACTCCCGACCGGAATCGAGATAAGTCACGCGGGCGTTACTAGAAATACAACTGCATGGGTTGGTGCGTTCGACCGTCAGGTCATCGCCGTCACGAGCGATAACACGCATAGTCTCACAACACTCACTGTCGCACATCTTCACACTGATGAAAAAGTATTGCCCCTCTACCAGTGGTGGGAACGAGTTGCCCTGATTACGCATCAAATGCAACTTCGTGTCGGAAGCACCAATAGGGTGCGACGTGTACCCGTAACCCTGCTTATCGCAGGGCAGGGTCTGCAATCGTTGCTTACAGGCGTTCATGTTCTTCCTTAATCATCTGTTTGACGAGTTCGCGCAGGATACTTACGGTAACTTCCGTGCGTACACAACTACCTGTTGGGAACGACGTTGCGGTTGTACCATGTTGACCGCGCTCGACGTGCAGAGTCAATGTTCCTGTACGTTGCAGTTTTTCAGTGTGCGTGTACTTAACTACTTCGGTCATGTGGCAGGCGGAGATAATGAGGTACGCATAATCGCCCTCACGCATCTTATTCAGCCTATCGGATAAGCCGTTCGTGTTGGATACGACCAGTGAGTTGGAGGTCGAGGCAAATGCGGCAGACAGTCTGCTGTCAACAAAATCAATATGGGTTACTTGCATTTCTTCTCTCCATCTACGGCGGTAATTCGACCATCTTCTCCGATTGTGATGCAGGTGCTGCATGACAAGCAATATGTACCGGCGGCTACGGTTGTCGGGGTTTGGCCCAACGCGCACTGTTTCGTGTACTCGCAAATCTGTGCAGGATTCCATTCAATCTCAATGCAACTGTTTGGACTCCATGTCTGCGCTACGGTGTTGTCCTGTCCGCGAACAACGTGCAGGGTGTCGCCTTTAACCGCCATAAGTTTGACGTGTTCGTACTTACCATTACTACGGATAGTAGCGTAACAGTAGTCGGTGTCGGGGAGACGGAAGCGCAGGCCCTCGCCAAAACCCAAAGGAATCTCGGTCGCCTCGGTAGTCAGGCTCTGTGCCAGCTTACCGTGACTAGACCACTTACTTACATTCAGAGCCATTATCACAACCTCCGCACTCCGCTTCGGGAGCAGTCTGTTCAAAATCAGGCGTAGCAACACAACCCGCACAATGCGGAGGTGCTTCACACGGCAACTGCGCCAGCTTAACTTCTTCTGTTACCATGCGTGTCCAACAGCCGCGTTTACGGAATAAAAGGGTAAAACACTCACGGTCATTCACAACCACATCCGCCTCGTAATAACCGGCTGGCAGTTGCCTAAACTCTTCCGACCAAACGAAACATACGTTGCCGGTGTTGTCCGCGCGTGTCGGACATTCTTCTACCAAAACACGACAGTTGCCCTGCCTGCGGACTTTCAGCACGATGGCGTAAATATGCGCCGGCACTTTTGTAACGTCGCAGCCTACATATTGGAACAGGGAGAAACAACGTTCGCACTCGTCGTCGCTCAAGCATACTGCGTCTTTCGCCCGCACTTTCGGTGGACACTTAGGCTCGCATGGGTTGTTACACGGCTGGCAGGTATCGACGCAATCGAAGTCTGGCTTCGGGGCAAAACACCCGTCATCGTCATGACAGGTCGGTTTGAAGTTGTATAGGGTCGCCATACTTACCTCACAGGAAACAACCGCCGTGCATAAACATGGGTCGGTCGGTATGGTTTTGGAACTCCTCCGCGTGGGCAATATTTATACCACGTTGGAACTCTTTGTTGTAATACTGCGCGTATGCCGCAGACTGACTGTCGTTCTCCATAGGAATCAGATACAGTGCAGCCAACACGCCGTTCAAAATATCGTTGCGGTACTTACCGAAGAAGTGGTGCGGAATGTCGCAATCCTGACCTGTCGGTGTCCACGAGTAAACAATGCAATACTTACCATTGCGTAGCCTGCCGCAGCCCTCGAACGCGATTACCGGCTGCTCGAACTGAAGCTCTACCCAGTATCCGCTACCGAAACGTTCTTCGGCTGGAGGGATAGTATTCCAGTTGCGGTTGAGCAATGGGTGACGGTCTGGGGAATTGGTAGAATGTACCGACTTTACTTGAACTATGGTGCGACCATCTGGTAGGTCTATCACATATTCATTCGTACCACACTCGGCATCAATATACGCTTCGTCTTTCAACAAGTGTGTCTCACGGAAGAACCGCGAGACGGCGTTGAGAATTGCGTTCTCAATAAAGCTGCTGGGCATATTGGGGAACGTAACGAGTGCTTGATTTTTAAGCCATTCAAACCAATTCATTTCTTAGCTCCAAGCCTCAATTCAGGAACACGGGTAACGGCGTAACGGTTGCTCGCCTGTTTTGCATCCATACCCAACAGCGTAAACGCATTGTTCCAGTGAACGGCACTGCGGTCGCGGGACGGTACGCTCTCGGTGTCAACACCCCAAGCATAATACAACATAAGCTCGAAAATCACTGGGCGCAACTGCGAACCTAAGTCCACGTCGCTGTCCAAGCTGTCAACCTTGGGTGGGCTGAAGCACATCAGTTCCAACGTGCCGGTCGCGCCGTCCGGTACAGGCGGGTCAACATACAGAATGTTATTGTCATTCGGGTCGTAGCTCCAACTGTCCATCTTGTACTCGGCAGACATGGCTTGCGCTTGGCAATCTTTGCACCCTATCTTACCAACAAGGTGCAAGGCGTTCTTACTGGTTTGGCGTGGGAAACTACGCACACGCCCTTTGCTATCTGCTTGGCCCAGCACGGACGACACATCATGACACGCTTCAGGTACGGTTTGCAGACTGCCTGCTACCAACGGCATGGACGTGCGCTTGATGAACTTCTCTCGCTGTGCATTTGCAACAATCTCCACCGCCAACCGGAAGTAGTGCAGTAAGTCATCTTCCGTCCAATGCTCGAACGGGAAATCAGGGTCTTGGTCCACCAAGTAATTGCTTACTTCCTCGACCAGTGCGCGGGGAGAAATCATTACTTACCTTTCTGTGAATTAGGCAACACCGCTTTCACGGCGGCCTGTGCCATCGGCACATGAGGCATAGCGTTCTGCGCTGCTACATCAGCTTCACGCTGGGCAACTGCGGCTTCTGCCTGTTCCAACGTTTCCACAACTTTATCTGAACCATCAGGGTTCAGACCTTGCGCGACATGGAACTTCGCCCATGACGCATTCACTTCTTCCTGTGTGTACAGCGGTGTCAATCGCTCACGCGCTTGGTCGGACAAACGACCACTCACAACAGGCAACGATACATAGCCGGTCTCGTCGGCGTAGGCAATAGGTGTAGCGTTCGGCATTTTTATGTCCTTGTTTGGGGTATAAACGCCTTGATTTTAACGTACTAAAAACCCCACCGCAAGGGTGGGGTTTGGCTATAACCGTCTAGGTTACATACATTCAGGTTCAGGGTAGGTGCTTTCGCAAGCAGACTCGCCGCAGGTGCAACCACGAACGTCGCGCAAATCAACTACTTCGACAAATGCAGAGATACACGCGCTGTCGATACCGCTACCATCAACGACGGTCATGCGGATAGTACCGTTGTCGCCCAAGTATGCACCCAAGCTGGTAATAGCCGTAGGCGCGCTGTCTTTCTTGGTAACTTTACCATCGCCATCAGAATCTTTTTTGGTGCTGTCTTTGGCATTTACGGCTTTGCCGAACTCCAATACGGTGCGACCGATTACTGACAAGTCGATTTCTTCGGTTTCGTCAACCAAGGTTTCGCCGTCGTACAGACCGAACTTCACTTTACCAGCAGTGGTAATCGCGCCTTTTTCATCACGCGCACCAGCTTGTTTTTTGTTGTGAACAACCAACGCATCAACGCGGCTGTCAGCAGATAACAAGTGGGTGTGTACGATGTCGCCGGTGGCGAAAGAGCCTTCCATTTCGCGGAAGCGTGTCCACTCGCCTGACGCACCATCATAATGGAACGGTACAACGAAGTGTCGGTTTGGCAAGTGACCGGCATAGCGTACCATCGGATTGCTGTTGTCGGCAATGCGGGAATGACGCTTGCCCACATGACGGGCATCGCCGCCCAAGAATAACTTGAATACTGCCATGTCAATGCTCCTTATGCAGCGAAGTCAAGAGTTGCGTACAGGGTAGTAATCGCTTCCGGATAAAGGACGCGAAAATCGTAAACCTGCAATGTGCGCCAGAACTGACCGAAGTGGTTGGCAACTTTTTCGATATGTTCGTTTTCGGTAACTTGCATTACGAAACCAGTTGCGTCTTTACGACCGGCGAAGATGGTGTAGGCGATACGACCACCTTCGTTGCGTTGCGGCATATTGTTCGAGAAGATAATCTCGAAGCCCAACACGTTGGGGATTTTAGTACCCAAGATGATGGATTGAGATGTACCGGCAGCGCAGGCGTTAGACAGGATTGGGTTGGCGAAGAACAAGTCCATCGCTTCAACCGGCAGCACAACATACAGACCATTGGTGTCCACGTTTTGTTCGGACAGCACGGTACGCATTTGTGACAGGTAGCGAACGATGTTGTCTTTAGTCAGGACAACAGGCGCACCAGCCGCACCAAAGTCAAACGCATGGGAGCGACGACCGGCTTTGCGACCACGGTTGCAGGCTGCGGCAGCCAAAGGCACTTCGGTCAAAACTTCAGTGTCAATGCGTTCAGCCAGTTTTTGAGTAACGTCAGATTGGTACTCTTTCAGCAACGCAGGCAACTCGTCGATAGTGCGTGAATCCATCTTGTCCAACTTGATGTTGGTGTACAACGCGCGGTTCACGTTCATCGTGATGATGCTGGTGTCGAAAGTAGAAACTTCCAACTCGGTGTTTTTAATGTACTCAAAGACTTCAGCTTCAGGAGCGCGGCGGAAGATAACCTCGTCGCCCTTGTTGCGGATTTCTTTTGGCACAATGTCTTGGCTGGTAATCATACCGCTAACCGTCATCAGGTTAAAGCGTTTCAAGAATCCAGCCGCATATACTGGTTTAGTCAGCGCAGACACCAACTGTGGGTAGCCACTCGCCGCTGCCAGCAAAGGTTTGCTCTGTACAGGCATAATTTTACCTCATGTTAAAAGAGAGTTAGTCCATTACCGCTACACCGTTGAGTAGCGCGGTGTTCCAAGCATTTTCGTATTTAGCGAATTGCTCAGGCGACATTTTGCCATTGGAGAAGTCTTGCAGGGCGCGGTTATACGTTGACAATTTCATGCCACGTTTTCCTTTAGGCTGGGCGGCGGTAGCCTGTTGGGAATAGTTGATTGCATTGCTTCGGCCAGGGGCGGTCAGTTGCTCTTGCGATACGGGTTGCGCAGGTTTGAAACCTGACAACAAATCGACAACGGCATCTACGTTGCCCACAGCTTCTGCGTTCTGTACCAAAGCTGCGCGGGTCAAACCGCCGGTGTTCGGTACAACTGCGTTGTAATACTGTGCATATTCAGCAGTGTTAACGGCATCGCGCAACCACGGTAATTTCGCTGCGATGGCTTGGTTGTACTGCTGACGCGCATTGATGGCGCGGAGTTCTTCTTGCTGTTGCATTTGCGCTTGAAGCGGTTGAACGGTCTCGTCGAACTGGCGAGCCAAAGGATTCAGGCGTTCGGCTTCAAGGCGTTTGGCAATCTCGACAGCTTTACGCGCGGCAATCGCCTCGATAACAGGCAGCGAACCGGCGTAGGCTTCAAGTTGCTCTTTAGGCAGTTCAGGGATTTCGATACCCTCATACCACGGTTTTGCTTCCGTATCGGCAGGCTTCTGCTCATAAGCACGAAGTTTCGCTTCCAACTCGGCTACGCGGTCTTCATTCGATTTCTGCGAGGCAGCAAACTGTTGTTGTAACAGTGCTTGATTTTGTTGGAGCAGGGCCGCGATTTCAGGAGTGATGGTCGGTTGCTGGCGTGGTGCTTCGGTTTGCTGCGGCGGGTTTGCCGCAGTACCTACATCAATATTACCACCATCGGCAACGTAATCACTTATATCGTCGTAGATTTCATCGTCTGCGGGCGGGATTTGTTCCTGTACAGGCGCGGGTTGTTGCTCCGGCGCAACGCTTGGCGCAGGATTTTGCTCTACCACTGGGGCGGCTGTGGGGTTGATACCGGCGGAAGTCAACGCTTCTTCGATACCAAAGTATGAATCGGTAGGCATAGGTTATTTGTCTCCAGTTTCTAAAAGGTCAATGACTTTCTTCAACATGACAACCTGCCCACGTTGGTGGTCGTCCGCTGTGCGTGTCTCATACAACTCGCGCTCAATTACCAACTCTTGTTCAAGCAAAGCAATCAAAGCCTCAAAGTCGCGGTTTGAACGCAGGCGAGACAACCCATCACGAGCGGCAGCTTGGTCGTCAGAAGAAATAAGTCCAAGTCGTGTACGATGATTCATATCATTTCTCGCAGGACGAAATGCGGTCGATGTACAGGGACGCTGTATCACTTACCACACCATCGGGATAAATACGGTAATAACCCGCCATGTCAATCATGACTGGGTTATGGGTCATATCAAGTGTGACTACCTTACCACATGGAGAGAACGGAATGTCCTTTGCATCTTCCATAGCGCACTCGCTGTCAATGACGCGATGGACGATGAACTTATCGCCCTCTTGCAAGTCAACACCGGAGACCACCACGGCGCGACATGGGGTCACTAAAATAGCTTCAGGCTTCTTCATTCTAATTCCACCTTACCCGTGAACAGGGTTTCCAAAATGTCCTTAACCGCAGCGACACGCATACGGTTCTCTTCGGCGGCAGTCTCGGTCTCGTTGACTACGCGGCTGTCATCCAGCACTTTCAACAAGATTTCTTTAATCGGCGCAGCATACGCCGAACGCTGAAAGCCCATCAAGGTACTGGCTTCTTTGCGACTCAACTGAATCGCACGGCCTGTACTTTCGGGCAGGTTAAGACGGTTCGCACTCATGCTACACCTTACTCAAGTAAATGGAGGCGAAGCTGTCAGTGACAGGTTCTACCATTAAGGTTAAGTCAATCACGTCGCCTATTTTTAGTGACGTATTCTCTTGTTTGCACACAGTTATATCATATACGCCTGCCGGTAGCAAGTGAGAAGCCCCGCAGCCCAAAGGGAACGGGTACTTAAATTCACTCACATCACACCCGTTCGGACACTCTACCACCCGTTCGACGTTCAATCTTACGCAGGGCATACCCTCGTCAGAGGTTGTCGTATGCAGCATAAACGGTGTAGTCACAGGACCGATACGCACAGGCATGGGTTCTTCGATGTGCGGGTACAGCTTTGTAGTGCTGCCAATATCAATCGGCTTGCCCTCCACCACCATAGTGATAACGGTCGAGTCGCATTTAGATGTAAGCATAATTAACCTCCGTTGGCGGCAGCAATAGCCGCTTCAGCATTAGGGCTGCGCCCCTGTAAATCAGGCACACCGCCGGCAGGGTCTTGCGGCATCGGTTGACCGGTAAGCTCGCCAAAGGCTTCTTGGCGGTCGAAGTCGGGGAAGATACCCTCTGTTGACAAGCCCTTGTTCTTGAACATGGTGTACAAGATACGTTGCACCGCCGTAATCGGAACGACCGGCTGTTGGGTAGCTGGGTCAACCACACCGACCATACTGGAGATAGACTGCAACGCCCACTCAAGGTCGCCGTTCTTACCCTCTTGTTCCATCAAGCCGGAAACGCCACGGGCGAACACACGAATGTCACCACGAATATCTGGGTCGTTACTGGTGCGAATCTCGTAGTTGATAAACTCTTGAACCACCGGCTCAATCAGGCCGGACTCAATCATACGCAGTGCCTGCTTAATTGCTTTGGTGGACTGGTTCAGAATGATGGACACGCCACCGGCGGTACGCCCCAACGTACCCAACCCTTGCGGAGAACCGAAAGCAACACGGGGAATACCAATCAGCTCGTAGCCGTAACCCATGAACTTATCGAACAGGGCGACAAGCTCGTTGGACAGCGACGGCACAGTATAGAAGCGGTAGGCGGGTGCGCCGCTACCGAACGTATCTTCCTCTACCACGCGTATGGTGTGCGGAATAATTGCGTTAGGTGCATGGCCGTCCTTGACCGCGCCCTTGCGTACCTCGCCGATAGGACCACTGGAATACTGCATATTGCGTACCAACGCACGGACGGAAGCCGTACACACACGCTGCGTATCGCGCAGCTTCATCGCTGGGGACGCGCCCCAAAACGAACTAGGCACTTTCTCGAAGCAGGCTTTGTAGAACGGACGGCGGCCCAACGGGTCAGGGTTCAGCAGGCACTTAATCACGCGACCGCCGACAACCCACACCTCTGCCTCGGATGCACCGTGCATCTCCTCTTCCGCGAACTGAATACCATACTCGGCGAGCAGGTCGTTGCGGATACGTCCGTAGTAACCCAAAGCATCATACGCATCGAGGTCGGTCTTATCCCCGATGTCGGTGTCGGAGATGTCGTCATCGTCCACAGAACCATAAGGTAGGGGTGCGCCGTTCGGGTTCGCCTCGAACACCTCGGCAATCACGTCCACGTCGTAACCGGAGGCACTACCCAACTGGAGCAACTCGTTGCGGGTCAACCGGCGGCGTTCAATGACGTAATCCGCCGTCTGAATGTCAGTAGCGTAAGGGGCAGGGAAAAAGTCGAACGGGGAAATGTTCTCGACCTGACGCACGGTCTCGGTTGTAGGCGACACGGTTGTACCATCCCAACGCATGACGGTGCGGGTGTTTACCGCAGGGGCTTTCATAATCGCCGCAGGGTAAATGCAGAAGTGGTCGATGAAGTCGATGAACTGCGCCTCCCAGTCTGCGTCGTACAGCCGGTCGGCAATGATGGTGCGAAGCCGGTCTGCTGCCACACTCGCCTTGCGGTTCTCTTCGAGCTGTATAGCTGCCCGCATCTCGGACACTTGGGCGCGTACTGCGTTAACGTCGCCACCGTTGATGGCGATGAATGTCTCAAGCTCGCGCTCTATTTTCTCCAGCAGTTGCGCTTCCACGTCTTCCGGCAGGTCAACCACCGGCGTGGCGTTAATGGTGTAGGGCTGCGCGGTCGAGCCGACGAAGATGTCGCGTATCAGACCAACAATATTCTTTACGATTGGGGAACTAATATCCATAACGATGTCCGGTCCGTCCCCAGATGGCGCGGTTAATGGCTGCCCGTTCATCAACTTGAGGCAGTCCATCATATCGTTATAGTGGGGCATCTTGGCTTCACGAGCCTTACGGAAGCGTGAAACGACCATATCGCCCAGCGTGTCAATAAGGCTCTCGTCCATACTTAACCTCGTGCAGTGCCGTTGGACGCACAACCGGTACGTTTACCGTTGCAACGTGCTTTCTTGGTAGTCATGACGACCTCCTTTGGTTAGGGTTAATCAAACAGTGTGAACCCCATGATACCAAAAAATAACCCGACTGTGGAAGTCGGGCGAAGTGTTGATTTCAAAGAATGGACGAGCCGGTAGTGTACCAAAAAAGAAGCCCCCCCCGTACAAGGGGGGGGGGCGCAAGCCGTTTGTTTGCAGATTAGGCCGTCAAGGAGATAAATGAACAAAATCAGAAATCACAATCTGTGATGGTGCGACTATGCCATACTGTTACTGTATCTGTCAACACCACTCTATCTCTGTCTCGTACTGCGTCACGTCATCGTCGCCGGTGGACATGACTAGTAACAGCCCCATCGCAATGTACTGGAGCGAGTCGCAGTTATGTACCAACACGCCGTTGGCGTAATACTCATTGTCCGTCTCCACTGTCAGGTTGTACACCGGCACGATGCTACGCTCCCCACGCTCGACACTCACTGACACCGGCTTACCCGTCACACCATGTTGCTCGGTCTCGCCGTCGGCGATGTTACAGCACACAGTGCTGCCCACCAAGCTGTCAATAGTATGGAACGCGCCATTTGCGAACATGGGGTGGTTAGGGGTCGCCGTCAGTTTGATACCACCGATGTCATATTCGAACACCTCGGCACTAGGGTTCGTCATAGCCGCCGCCAGCACCTTGCGGACACCGCTGCGCGTCAGCACTTCGTCGCCTACGCGGATATGTTGAATCGGTACACTACCATTAGGGGTGGCTATCATAGTGTCGGCAGCGAGACACAGGTCACTAACCCATCCAACGTGGGACTTAGTAGGTGTGTCGGCGGTGCGCCCGCCGCTTCGGTTCTCGTAGATGTAGTCGGCTGCCAGTGCTTGAATGAGGAAGCGGCAGTTATCTCGTATAAGCAGTCTAGGCTTACCACCCGTACCCAGTGAGGACATGAAGCTGCGGACGGCGGCGAGCCGTGGCTCTAGCTTGTTGCTGCGTGTCGGCGCGACGATAGGCACACCCTCTTTGCGAAGCACGTCGAACGGCGACAGGTTGATGTTCTGACCACCGGTCATACCGGCTGGGTCGCCGTAGGCTCTGACGCACACGCCGTTGGGGTAGTTCCGCTTGAGTGCCGGTCGCACCGTAGAGCGGTAGAGCTGCTCGACGCTCATGTCCTCCCCCATGAACTCGTCCAATACCATGAGCGTACCGTCGGACAGCAGTGTGCCGACGATGCAGACCGGCGTGCGTCCGAAGTCGAAAGCGAGATAGTAATCCCGCAGCTCCTTGGTGTTGACCCGCTCGGCTGGGAACGTATGCACGTCCCGATGGAACTCTGGGAACACCACCTTGCCGTGTTTCACATCTGCGAACTCGCCCAGCACATAGCTCTGTATCTTACCCATGTCGGGGTCGGCGAGCATGGCGTAGTAGTAACCATATCCCTGTGCAAGGTTCTGAATGTTCTCCGCCTCCGGATTGGGCAACCACTCGTCGTTGGGGTCGTGGCTGTTGGGGAATCCCGCAGGGGGAATCAATGCCGGCGGCTGGCTGAACATCTCTACCAACTTCTCGACACCCATCTCCCTCGCCACTTTCTCGAACTGCGCGTCGCGCTCGCCGAGATACCACTTGTGCAACCATGAACCTTTGACCGGACCATTGAACACACCGATGACACCCGTCCTATCCACCTTACCTTTCGTACCACTGGGGTAGCGACCGAGACGGCGCACCAAAGCGAAGACCACGCTCTCCGGCATCAAGTTCAACTCGTCACACAGCACCATTGTCGGCTCTGCACCCAAGAGCTTGTCCTGCGCGTCCTCACTGTCGAGGGCTAAGAACTGCACCTCCATGTCGAGAGCCGTACCGTCTTGCAGACGTGCGCGTACCTTACCAAAAGGCTGGCTACCCTCCGTGACCTGCAACAGCGGACCAAACATATTCTTCATAGACGGAATGGTGTTCGATTTGAGGAGGGCATAGGTATTCCTCACGACCAAGGCGCGGAAGTATCGGGTTTTGTCCAGCGGAGAGGGGGTCTGAAGCAGAGCAGAGCGCAGTAACTCCATGATTGCCCAAGAAGTTTTGGCTGAACCGGCAGCTCCTTTGACTAGGCGAATCAATGCCGTGGACATCGACGCGCGTTTGAGTGTGGGGTATTGGTCCAGTGCGAAACCGATATTAAGGCTGCTCATGCTCGATGACCTCCATAGGGGTTAGTTGGGCGACTGAGGGCGGTGTCATACCACTGCCGAAGTTGACGTTGAGTACCATGCCGCTGAACTGTTGCTCGTTTCGTGGTTTGATGTCGGCGATTTCGGCGAGGGCGGCGATGGCCTTGAGCTTGTCGGAGGTTTTATCTTTGTTGCTTCTCGCAATCTCGAACAGGTCTCGCAGGGTAGATTCTGACATCAATTTCGCTTGGGCGCGGAGCAGGTCGGTTCTACCATCGCCTATCCTGTCTCGGTGTGCCGAGACCCTTGAGCTGAAGTCGGGGTCGTCGAGAAGGTTTTTGATGTCGGAGGGCGAGAGGTCATAGCCTGCGCCGATTTCTTCTTCACTATATAATCTGTTGGCGGTCAGCACCGCAATGTCGCGGGCCAACGAATCTAAATCTATTGTCATTGGGATACCATCATGGACGGAAAAATTTATCAGGGGGTCACATTCCCACCTAATACCACACATGGGGACGGCTGCGTTTTTACCAACTGCACGTTCCTCGCGCCAAACGATTTCGGTAAGGGGTGCGTCTTTAAAGACTGCAACTTCGAGCGTTGCTGCCCACCTTATTATAATAACCGCTGGAGCAAAGTCGGCGAGGCCGGTGTTGTGGACGGCGGGTTCTGGGACTACGTTACGTTCGGAAAGGATACCACACTCAAGAGCGGAAGTGGTGGTTCGTACAGTATGGAAGAGGGCGTTACCAAAGATGCTGGGGCTAAGACCAGTGGTAGGGGTATCAAGGTCGAGGGTTCAGGCCATATCGTTACCGGCAAGTCAGTGTTGAAAATGGGCGACGCTCTGTGCGAGTGCGAAGATTGGCTGCCTCAAGCGAAGCTCTCGGCAACGAATGGGTACTTGGGCTTGGATGATGAGAGTAATACCACGGTAAAAATCGAGGAGGGCAAGTAATGGAAACCTATTTCACGGAAGTAAAAGTGCAGGCAGACAGGTATATAGTTGAGGTTGGTTCGGCATCTGCCTCACCAATGAAGCCTACCATCGTGGTCGAGAATAAGAAGATGACGGAGGAGGAGTTCAAAAAATACAGCCTTGACGAGGACTGCTCATGTGGATAGTATTCCGATGTCGGCGACCAATGCAGCGGGCGGCACTCGTGTCATTGGGGTAGGTTGCCGATACTACACCACGCTTCGGCGTGGTGTTTTTATTTTGGCTCTACCGGAGGTAGAGTCATAACCCGTCGTGCGGCGCACGACGGGTTTGCGTAGCAAGTAGTAACGCACTGCCGTTCTTATACCATCTTTGCGGATAGCAGTGGGGTTATACCATCTATGTATAAAACGCGGTTCTTATACAAATAACAGGGGGGTATGTGGGTAGCAGTGGGGTTATACCATTTTTCTGGGAGGGCGTTTATTGTGTGCGACTACCCTTTTCGCAGGTAGGTGGGGCAACCGTTCCCCGTGTTCCAATAGGGGGGATATATAACGCCGTTCTTATTTGCCGGTCATTCTTCACGCCGTCCCTCACCGTTCACGCCATCCTGCACCGTTCTTATATCGCGCTCGCACCGGCACGCGCTCGGCAAAGCGTTGCAAGCCTTGACATAGCTATAACGATATGCTTATACATATGTTATCCAAATGTCATTAACATCATGCAGTAAAAAACACTTGACAAAGTGAAATAAGTATGCCTATGTCTAAGAGGCTATTTATCGCGTAACGCTTGACTTATAATGCTTTTTATGTTATATAACGGCGGTTTTATTTAATTATGTAAAGAAACCTTAACTATTGTAATGGTGGCGTTCGTCCGAAAATCGCATTTATAAGCGCGTGATTGCAAGCTAAATCAACGGTTATGTCTATTTTCAGGCGTTAATTGCCTCTTATTTTATGTAAAGAGCGCCTTAACATATCTATCCCTTTTGTTATAAGTTTTTAACAATAAAGAAATATTAATATGTTATTATATAATAGGCATTTTATATAATTCAGGGCTTGTAAATGTGATATAAAATGGGTGCTATTTAGGGCGTTGTTATAATGTTAAATTATGTTAATCCATTGATTCTAAAGGGAAAGGTTAAGTGCTTGAATTTAAAGGAAAACAGAAACGTACTACCGCCGATAAATACGAATAAGGACGGCGTTATAAATGTAGAAATAGCGGGCGCGTGGGAGATAAGACCATGATTTGAAAGAAAAAAAAAGTAGATATAATAATAAATAAATATTATTTTATTTATTTACATTCTTATTTTTTTTTGTGCGGTTTTGTTATCGCCTAAAACTTTTTTTTTATTTTTTGATTTCACCTCGCGCGGTGGTCAAATTTGAACCTCAACAAACTAAAATATCTGCCATTTTATCGCCATTCCATTCAATTTTAAACTAACACTTCCTTAACATTCAGCTAACCTAACTTAACCATTATAACCGTTGACATATCAACACATCCCGCGTATAATTCGCTTCATCAGTTAGGCAACGTTCTTTCTGGTAAGCGATATAATAAATCGCTTTCCGCTCTTTAAGTTTATGTTTGTCGATAAAAATGCTTGACAAGGCCGATTGAACGCGTTATAATCCGTTTTATCAAATAAGCCATAAACTATTTTATCATAGCCTTGAATTGATTAACCCTACCTGCGCATGATGGCGCGTGGAAATGGTGCTATAACACGCCTGCCCTTATCGGGAAACGTGAGCTATATATATTTACGTGCATGGTAAAATAAAACTTGACTTATTCTTAATGATGGTATATAATACCGTCAACGTATCAAACCGCGTGAACTTAACCTTGTTAAAATTTTTCTTGACAAGCTAAAATAAAGCGGTTATAATATTAGTGAGTGTGAAAAGCACGAACTAACCCGAAAGGCGAAGCCTTGAGGAAACCTACATCGTAAAAACTAGGTATCCAATCCTAGCAGGCGTTATAACCTGTAATTATGACTAGTCAAACGGCCTCGGCCTTTGATGAACGCTCTTTAACAACTTGGAAAAAGTACATCACGCGCGTTGAGTGCGGAATCATCCGCCTTGACAGCAAAACAAGGATAACATCCCGTTAGAGTATGGCGATTGGTATAAAGTTAAGCCTAGGATGAAATAAGCCGAAGCCGTGTTATCCCTCAGAACTAAGGCATATAAGCATTGGTGAGTGCCGAGGGTTGCCTCGGGCAAAGCCCTCGGCAATGAATCAACCTTAGTGTATGCAAGATAGCCAGCATGATGGTAAGCGATGTGCATAGAGTCTATTGATACAACAGGGCGTAGTTACGCCCTGTTCAGTGAGTAGATTTTATAAACCTAAACCTGAAAGGGGCTGTTATGCAAAACTTTAACGCAATCAGACAATCGTTTGAGACTTACTATGTGGAGAACGGGTACGGCACTAAGGACGACCTTGACTATTATCGTTTGGTCGACTTGGAGGCATCCATGCGCCCAGAGCGTGCAGGCTTTGCCTCGTATCGTATCAAAATGGTAAATGAACTGTTTGCCTTTTACATGGCAGGCTTCAAAGCCGCTAAACCGTAACCTGCACAGAATCTATTTACCCAAACCGTTTGCACCATTAGCAGATGGTTTCAGTAAGTAGTCTCAACCTAACAAAAGGAAACCTGAAATGATACATATTAGAATTGCAGACAAGTGGTATGCCATCATTGAATTTGATGATTACGCGACCATAGAAGCTGAAGCCGAAGAAGTGTTTACCAACATCAAAGGCTTTACCCTAACCGCCGATAATTTCGAAGAAGCAGTGCATGTTGCAAACATGCCTGACGGTGACCGCAATATTGTAATTGCCTACTTTGAGGCAACAGGCGTATTCAACCATGAAGAAGCCTTAGACGCGTTTGTTGGTACTTCCTACCGCAATCCTGCCGACTTTGCCCAGTGTATTTGCGAAGAGGTTGAGAGTGAAGCATTGGAAGCCCTGCCCACCTACCTGCGCGATTGTATCAAATGGTCTGACGTGTGGGACTACTACCTGCGCCATGATTATTTTGAGTATAGCGGTTATTATTTCCGCAATGTGTAACCAAAGTGCTTAGTTATCCAAACCGTTGGTAATAATCGGCGGTTTCAGTAAGTGAGTACAACCTAAGGAAAGGAAACAAAAATGTTTGCCTTAATCCGAAATACAAAACCTGAAATTATCCTGTCAATCAGTGATGAATACCTAGATTCATGTGGTAACGATACGCCCGCCCGCTTTGTAGATTTAACATGGCAATGGCATGACGACAAGGGGAGCTGGGCTTCATTGGAAGTGTTAGGCGCAATCGACGACGCGCCCGATGGTAACTTTGACATCGCCACGCTGGATTATGAATTTACCGATGCGCGGGGCTACTTCAGCGATGACGACCTGACGGAAGATGATGAAACTGACCTGAAGGAATTGATGGTATATCACGCCTGCGACTTCCACCCTTTACACGATGGCTATGTTCGTGAGGATATTTGACATGGATATTTACGAAGCCCTGCAAGATTTAATCGAGCTTACCACGCCCCAATGCGTGATTGGTATCGATACCGCCTACACATATGCAGATGATGAGGGGCAAGACGTAGAGTATGGCTGCGATGTTACCTTGACATGGTATGACGACCAGTTGCAAGCGTCCGTTACCGCGCCATTGTGTCGGATTGGTATCCCTGAAGAGGGTAAAGGCTATGACATTAGCACCCTGTATTGGGGCGGTACGTCCGCCGACTGGGACTATTACATCAATGTAGCTGGGCTGTCTGAAGATGAAGAGATTGCCCTGCAAGACTTGATGGACGACAAGATGGCTTGGTACGACCCGAAACAAAGTGGGTATGAACTCAACATTGAGCATTACTAGAGACAAACAACCATGAATAAACTAATCGAATTTTTACATAACCCTGAAGCCAAAGGCTTGATACTTGGTAACAACGGATTCCGTGCTGAACGTTATCCTATCGGCGGTGTCCGCGTGTGGTACGAGGGTATGGAGCTTTGTTGGCTTGAGCCTGACAGCTTGCAATGGGCTGTCCATATCACATCACTGGACTCACGCGCTAAATGCAACCGCATGACCGAGATTTTGGCTTTGCTGGGTATGCCACAGCTTCGTGTGCGATGGGCTAAACGTGGAGAGTATATCCAACGAACATATAACGGGCTAGTCATGGCCGAGTACAGCCTACCTTTGAAACAACCCTTGCGAGTAACAGTATGAAAGAGTTAGGAAAACCAACCATCACATTGATGGTATATGAGCCTGCCAATGAGCAGTCGTATGACGTGCCGTCCGCCGTGCCTTATGTGTGCGAGGTGCAATTCTACTGGGCTGATACTGGAAACATACTGCTTACTTTGGCGGACAAACGCAAAGCCTTGATTGTTGAAATGGAAGCGCAAGGTTTATCCCCTTTGCAAATTTACGAGCGACTGGAAATCCCTACGTTTGGTACATCTAGCGAGCGACTGGAAGCAGACATTGCCCACTGTGAGATGGTATCCGATGCGCTGAAGTGGTACGAGGCGGAAGGTATCATGCTTGACGAGGAAGTAATCGTGTTCTATTTCGATTGGGACGAGGGCGTATGTGAGAATACCGCCGGCGCGTTGCTGTTCTTTGATAGTGGATATATGGGACAGAAATTTGTGTCATCGCCTGAAGCAGTCATACCTGAAATACTACAACCGTTGATGACTATTGCGGTTGAGGAGCGCAACATCTTTCGTATTGAACAGCTAACGGAAGCCATGCGTTTCATGATGGAAAGAACTTAAAGGAATTTTAGTATGGCACAAACAATAAGAGCAGTTAGTCAGGCAACAGGAATCAGCGTGTATCTGTTAAAGAAGATGCTGGCACAAGGCGACATTACCCAAATCACGGTTGATGATGTGTTCGAGTACCAACGGCGCGAAGCTATACGCAATGCGCGTATGACGGAGGCTGAAGTGCTGGCGTACTTCAGGCATGACGAGGGCGCGTTCCATGAAGCCTTAGCCAACGGCGCAATCATGCCGTTGGTTGATGGTAGATACTTGGGGCGAGATTTGGTAGAGCTAACCCCACACCGCTTCGCCCTGCTACCGCCACACCCTGCATACACACCGACACGCCCCGAACCGAACTTGCCGATTGAGTGGAATCCCGTATCAGCACTGGCGAAAGCCAATTTCAAGCGTGCCTTTGAATCCCGACAAAGCCAGTCGGAGTTTTGGACGCATGACGGCGTGAACTTCTACGCCCCAGATGGTATCTATTGCGCGTCTAGGGTGCGCGGAATCCGCAAGACCATGCGAGCCAGCCGACTGGCTAACGCCCCACTGTACGCCCCTGACGTGGTAGCTACACCCACAGGGCAAGCCGAGCGAGTAAAGGTGCAAGGCTACACGACACCGAGAGCAACAGTGGTTAATCTGTCCGTGATGGACGACTACGGTGTGTGGGCGCACTCACACGGCGTGTACAACGCGCCGGAGGCATGGGTTAAAGCCCTGCAACGTGCCGTGCATATGCTCGGTATGGCTATGATATTTGATGCGACCGACACCATCGACAGCGTGATGGGCGCACTCGCAAGCTGGCTTGACACCGCTGTGTAAAACATATTGACACACGAGAGATTCTCTCGTAAAATTAGATTAAACCTTAATGGAGTAAAACAAATGGTAACTACAAAATTAGACCTGCAATCCCCAAAAGCCCAGATTAAAATCGAAACCCCTGCTGAACGCGCTCGCCAAGCGGTTGTCGAGTTCCGCGCCCAGTGTAATGAGGACGTATATCGTGCGTTGTTGAGTATTATTGAATCCGAATCTGCCAAAGGCGCGGTGCGCTTGAGCCTGTATCATTATGATGATGTACAAGACCCATTGGTTCTAAATAAATCCTCGTCAGACCGATATATTAATGGTGAGACGCGCGTGGCGATTAACGTAGCATCGCTGATTGATACCTCCAAGTTGGCAAAATGGTTGGAATCCGACGGTTTCAAGGTTGATACTATGGATTCAGAGGATTTCGTAACAGTAATCGACACTATCTCATGGGAGTAAACAATGAACACCAATGAAACCGTGTGCCGTTATGCCAAAATCATGGCGGTAAAAGAAGTGTTCAGTACCCACCCATACTGGCACACCAGCAACTACCCTTATCCGCATGAGAACGTCTTGGCTGATTGGTTTGATGTGGTAGTCAACAACCACCCTCCATCACCGAGTGTCCGCACTATGTGTGAGTCTATCCACGATGTAACTGATGGTGCGACGGCCTACGACATCGAAGATGCCCTCGATACTGACGGCGATATGATGTACACCCTGACCGAGCAGTATGAGTTCAGCGAACCTTACGCCTTGCTGGAAGAGAAGTACCAAGCTTTTGAAGCCCACCTGACAGAATTTATTAAATATCTGAAAGAGCAATCATGAAATACGCAATCCGAACCCTTATTGCAGTTGCCGCTATCGGCGGTGGCGTGTACGCCATGAGCAGTACCGATGGTACGACTGATACTACCAGTCATCAATGCGCCCAACGTGTCGCCGAGCTTGAGAATCAAGTGGCGGTGTACGAGCAAGCCCAAGTGATTGAAGAGCAGTACGACAAGCTCGACGCGATGGAGCGTGTGCGTGGCGATGCGGAGGCCAGCCGATGAAAACCTATGTACTGGTAGTTTACGCCACTCCAGCCGTAAACTCCGATGTTATGGCACAGTTGTCAGCCCCTCGATATTCTAGTGTTCCCGCCATGTGCGATGCCGTTGAGCAAGTGCTTGGGGACTTCGAGGGCAACGATTGGCAGTATTATTCCACAGATGGTTTCCGTGAGAAGTGGAACGCTTCAACAGTATGGGGTGGCGCGATTTCGTCAGTTGAAACATATATCGCGTTCTTGGAGGTGGAACATGACGAGTAACACACCCGAAACTTACGCCGACCTACTCAAGGCACGGGGCGATGTCCCCATCTCGGTACTGCGCCAACTCAAGGCGCAAATCGACAGCCTGCTGGCACTGGTAGATACCCTCGATGTGGATATGCAACTTACCCCTGCACCTGACGATGCGACGGTGGCTATTGCCAATGCGCTACGCGCCCGATACCCCGACTTCGCCGACAAGAGCGACGCAGAGGTGCTGGCCTACTTCAATGTACAGGTAGGTGCATGATGGGTATCGAAGCCATACCACTGTTCGTTAAGCCCAAGAAGCCGAGCCGTAGCAGTACCACGCCGGAGAGCGCAGTCGTCCATGCCGTGAAGCAGTGGGCTAAAAACAAACCCGACGTGTACATCGTCCGTGTGGTACAAGCCGGCGAGGTGGGTGTGCCTGACTTCCTGCTGTGTGTCTGCGGTAGGTTCATCAGCGTGGAGTGCAAGGCAACAGGACAAGTGCCACGACCCAACCAACGCCTGCAAATGGGGCGCATTACTGCCGCCGGTGGCATCGCCCTGTGGGGCGATGCCGACACCCTTATCCCTGAACTAGATATTATTTACCAAAGGTTGAAGAAATGATTACTGCAACAGAACTGCGAGACTTGATGGTTTTTAGTAAGGAGTTTGTGACCCTACGCAAGCACATTGAGCAACAGGTTATCACCTCCGCCCTTGCTGGTAGTACGTCATGTTTGATTAACAGACTGCCAATCACTGTTATTGCGCAGTTGCGCATATATCTCGAAGTGCATGGTTACACCATATCAGTGTCAGATGCTGACGAGAATCAGAGCGTAGATGTGGTCGTCGGTTGGAAGGAAAGTAAATGAGTAGCCAAGAAGAACTGTACATGGCTATGGGCAGTATGCTCGACGTACTGCACCTGCACCCCGACGGCGTGGACATGGTTATCGACACTATGTTAGACACGTTGACCATGATGTCCGATATGGACACCTACCCACCAGAGGCTCTCTCTGTGATTAAGAAACGTGCCGAAGCAATCCGAGAAGCCGTGAAGAACAACCCATTACCTGCCCAATCGACACCATGCAAACCGTTAGTTCAATAACCGCCCGCCGTAAAGAGGCGAAACTGCAAAAGCAAGCCGAGCGTTTGGTCAAACGTACCAAGCGTGAGACACACGCCAGCTTCAAGACCGACCGCAACATAGACAGCAAAGTCTCGAATGGTAGGAAGCTGTACTGCAAGAAGATGATGGATGCGCCGCGCATCGACCCCGATGTCCTGTACACCTACTGCATAGATATGTGGATGCGACTGGGCGATATGCCCTACATGACCGACCCCAGCACTCTGACGTTCTTCACTCGAGCTTTGAATGCTTACCATATCCTTGCCCGTATGTACGACCAACCCAACATGAGCAAGACGGTTGAGTTGTGCAAGGAAGCCTACGCCGCACTGATGACATGGCTTTCCGATTTCGACGAGCTTGACAGTCCGCAACGCCGACGCGAGGTGCTGACACCTCTGCATACAGCCTGTATGTGTATCGCCGAGAGCTACGAGCATATCAGCCAACATCTGTTCGAGTACCTGACGAACTACACACGCGCCCAGCAGGTATGCAAGAAGATTTGTATCACGACCGCTATGCGCCGAGAGCTGCTCGATGAGTTCGTAGCCGTAACCAATGGTAAGGACGTGCGTCAAGCGGCTAAGGCTTCAGGTCTGCCGTACAACGAGTTCCGAACCGACATCATCGTATGGGCTAACCACTTGTACGATGTACACACCCTCGTCCCCAACTCGCCGCCGGCGAGCCGACCGCGTTCCGTGCCGGAAATTCGTGCGGATTGGTTACAGATTCTGTTGGCAAACAACTTTAAGTTCCTGCGCGGCATCCTGCTCGACGCGGAGAGTGAGCTGCGTACCCTTGAGAACAAGACGGGGCTGTCGGTGTTCGACTGGGCGGCGCATGAAGCCAAAGTCTTAGGAGTTAAGTTATGATTGGGATTTTTATGACCATACTGACGATACTTATCATCTCTCCTGCTGCTGTATTGTGGTTGGTAGCTGAGATACTTTATATCGTCGTGTTCTTTATAAAGGTGTTCAGTTCCATGCTGTACATATTATCACTGGCAGTTAGTGCTAACTTTGATAGCTACATTCGTAACTATATGTTTTATAACGACATCATTGGTACGACCAAGAAACTTATCCGTACCGAAATCGCAGAGCAGATGAAAGCCCTGCGTCTGTTGTCCGTGTTCTTTGAAAGGAAACGCTGATGATGTACCTTGTTTCTATGATTGCCGGTGTGTGGATGTGTGTGCTGTTGATACTGTTTTCACTGTGGGATACGCTTGTCGTCCTGCTGTTCAGTATCCGCGCCGTCATTGAGCTTGCTACGTTGGTAGTTGCCATACTTCTCGCCGCGACCGACGTGTCTCTGCGCCAGCTATCGAACAGCCACGACACAACCGTGTGGGGTGTAGCCAAGTATGAGTTCCGCAAGGCAGGCATCCTGTTCAAGGGCGACTTGTTGGCCACCCTCGTGACCCATAGACTATTAAAAGAGATTAAGCAATGAACTACTTAACCCTCGACTTTGAAACCTATTACGACAAAGAAATCAACCTCAAGAAGCTGACGACGCAAGCCTACGTCATGCACCCACAGATGGAAGTGTTGATGGTCTCTGCCAAGTTCAATGAAGACCCTGTGCAGGTTATTGACGGCGAGCAAATCCCTACGTTCTTCGCTACGGTTGATTGGTCTAATACCGCAGTCATCGCGCATAACGCCGTGTTCGACGGCAGTATCCTGTACTGGCGGTACGGCGTGCGACCTGCGATGTTGATTGATACCATGAGTATGGCTCAAGCACTAGGCGTTCCGACCATTGCCGGTAGTGCCAGCCTCGCCACCTGTATCCGCTTGTTGCAAGAAGCAGGGTACGCCGTACCGCCTAAAGGCACAGAAGTTCTGGACGCATTGGGCAAACGCCGTGCCGACTTCACGCCGCAACAGTGGGCAGCCTACCGTGAATATTGTAAGAACGATACCGACATCACATGGTTCTTGTTCAAAGTGCTGCGTCAGTACCTGACGGACGAGGAGATGCGCTTCCAAGACATCATCCTGCGCTGCTACACCGAGCCACGCCTGACCGTTGATATTCCTACGGTCGAGTACGAGCTTAACCGTTGCCGTACCTACAAGGCCGAGCAGTTGGCAGAGGTGTGCAAGATGTTTGGTACAACCCAAGACAACCTGTCTGCGCTTCTACGCAGTAACGACAAGTTCGCCGAAGTCCTACGCAGTATCGGTGGTGTGACCGAAGAGGAAGCCGAGCAAGGCAAGAGTGGTACGTTCATTATCCCTACCAAAGTATCCGAGAAAACCGGCAAGACCACATGGGCGTTCGGTAAGACTGACGTGGCGTTCAAGGCGTTGTGCGAGCATGACGACCCGCGTGTGCAGGCGGTATGCCAAGCGCGGTTGGCGGCTAAGTCCAGTATCGACGAGACCCGATGTCTCAAGTTCCTTGAGTATGGTAGCTATGGCTTCCTGCCGATGGGCTACAAGATTGGCGGAGCGCACACGAACCGTATGTCGGGGGGTTCTGCTGGGTCGGCAAATATGCAGAACCTACCAAGCGGACGACGTGAGGGGCAGAGCGACCTGTTGCGCCGTAGTATCATCGCTAGGGGCAATGACGTTATCATAAATTTCGATGCCTCCGCAGTAGAGGCGAGAACATTGGCATATGTAGCAAACCAAACCGACGTGATTGGGGTGTTCGCCTCCGGCGGCGATGTGTACGCTTATGCTGCCGCTCGTCAACATGGTATCCCTTATCAAGAGGTGGTCGATGGGCGCAAGAGTAGCGACCCTGATACCGCGAAGAAATATAACGCAATGAGACAGTACGGGAAGTTACTAACACTTTCGTTAGGATACGGTCAGGGGGCGCAAGGCTTCCAGCGGTACGCCCTGCTCAACGCCGGATTGAACCTTACGATGGACGAGGCGGCACAGTCTGTCCGCGCATGGCGTGATGCCAACAGTTTCATCACAGGATTTTGGCGTATGTGTGACCAAGCTCTTGCCACGATGGTGGCAGGTGGACAGATGTACTTCGGCGGGGCGGACGGCAAGATGTTCTTCGCCGATGGCAACCGATATATCTTCGGTCGCAAGGTCGCCGGTATCCGTATGCCCAATGGTTTATGGTTGAACTATCCCAACCTCCGCGCCGATTGCACAAACCCACGTCGCCCGCAATATTTCTACGACAAATGCGGTTATAATGGAAAGCCTTTAGAAACAAAGGTTTACAGTGGTTTAGTCGCTGAGAATTGTGTACAAGCCCTTGCGTTCGCCGTCATGAAAACCCAAGCCGTATGGATTGCCCAATACTACCCGATTGTGATGAACACGCATGATGAATGGTGTATCGTCGTACCGCGCGAACAAGCAGAGGTCGCGGCGGATTATATGCACCGCTGTATGTGTACTACACCTGACTATGCCAAAGGCTTGCCCCTCGCGTCAGAGGGTGGCTGGGCGCAGAGCTACGGCGCAGTCGATGATGACTGGTCTAAACGCCCGACCAATCCAGACCGCAAACATATTTTCAACCCCCAAACTGGAGAAATCCTATGACCGCCCAACGAACAAAAGACTGGAACGAGTTTGCCGGTAAGGTAGCAGACCATATTGAGAACTACACCGTACCACAGTACGGCGATGCGCCCAACGACAACGTAGAGTCGTGGTCGGCGCAAGACTGTATCGCCCAAGTGCAGAAGTACGCCGCACGTTTTGGTAGTAACCAACGTGCGGGTCAGGAAGAACTCGACCTTATGAAGATTGCCCACTACGCACAACTGGCTATGGGTAAGCTGAAACAAAAACCGTTTGACGGTAACACTGCTATCGAGTATCTGCGAGCAGGCAAGCCGGTACGATTGGTTATGGATAAGGATGTGGTTGTTCTCGCTATCATCAATAATAATTCCTTGTCCAGCTTTGTCAAAACCACCTGTGGTATTGGCGACGATGCAGCGAACCTGCCTATCTACGACCAATACCTGATTACCTACAACGGCGAAGGTGTTTGTTTTTATTCTGTATTGCCGTTTATGGGGAACGCGTGGACCCTCGCCAGTGAAGCTGACGTTCGTTACGCCATCTCACGCAGTACCCAACCGAAAGGGGAATACGATGTCGCGCGTTAACCAATCTGACCTCGTTAAACGCTTGGCGTTGGAGTTCGAGATTCCTGTTGCCCGTGCCAAGAAGATGGTAGATTTCTTCATCGAGCAAATATCAGAGGAACTGATTAAGGGTAATCCGGTATCGTTATGGCGTTTCGGTACGTTCCGTCGGGGCGAACCGTATATCCGACCTAACTGCCGCCTCGGTAATGGCGGTGTCGCGCACTACAAGCCACGCATACGTTTGGCGACATCTACCCGACTGCGACGACGGTTGTAAAACCGTTGCAACACGAGAAAATCCTGCGTATAATAGCGCAGGATTTTTATTTATAGGAACAGACCATGAGCAAGCATAAGGTACTTAGTTACAGTGCCATCTCTCAATTTGAACACTGCCCTTTGCAATACAAGGTGGTTAAGCTCGACAAGCTGTACCCGTATGAACAATCAGAAGAAGCCAAGTGGGGGGACTACGTTCACAAATGTTTAGAAAACGCAATCATGCAAGGCGTACCGTTGCCAAACAACGTATCGCAATATCAACCATTAGTAACCGCCGTAGGCTCACGCCGCGCAAACGGGTGGGAAGTAGATTGTGAGCGCACGTTCGCCATCCGTAACGACTACACCGCAACGTTCACGACAGACCAAGACGTGTGGTGGTCTCCGCGCAACGCGCTCGCCGGTAAGATAGACGTGTTGATGGTATCGCCCGATAAGGACGAGGCTGTCATCGTTGACTGGAAAACCAACAAGTCTGCCAAGTACGCAGACCCTAAGCAGATTGACCTGTACGCGCTGTGCGTCATGCTGGCTATTCCAACCGTGACTAAGGTCACTGGTTGCCTCATGTTCGTCTGTGATGACTACAAGATGGTACGCTCCACATACACCCGCGCCGACATCGACCGGTTGAAAGAGGAATGGCGTTGGAAAGTAAACCGCGTCGTCCTCGCCATCGTAAACGACAATTTCCCAGCAGGCGAAGCCACACCGTTGTGTGGTTGGTGTCCGCACAGCGAGTGCGACAACTGGCAACAAGGGCAGGACTACCTTGCCCGAAGAAAGAAACGCAGATGACTAATATGTATTTCCCGAACGTGCATGAGCGCGTTCTACGCATTAAGACCACAGACATTGCTGCCGTTACCGCAGCGATTCCCGATGCGCGTCCGGTGGAATACCACCCTGACGGTACGGTGTGGGTCGATGTCGATTGGACGTTCGACAACATGACCAAGCTCTCGCTCGCCGGTCAGCCGGCAGTGAGTACCATCTTTGACGGTTATGCTTTCAGTGGTCGAGACCGTCCGTACTACCACCAACTCCGTATCGCGGAGTTCCTGTCGCGCAACCCACGCGCGTATTGCTTCGCTGGCATGGGGACTGGCAAGACCCGTAGCGCGTGTTGGGCTATGGACTACCTCATGTCCATCGGTGTCATCGGTAGGGTGTTGGTGGTCTGCCCCAAGTCGTTGATGTACTCGGCGTGGGTGGACGACATCATGGCTACTTGTATCGGGCGCAGGCATTGCGTCCTGTACGGCGACAGCAAGAAGCGCAAAGAGTTGGCACGGCGCGACAACACCGAGATAGACATCATCAACTTCGACGGCGTGGAGATTATCTCCGAGACGTTGGTAGTCAACAACTACGACCTGATTATCATCGACGAGAGTACAGCGTACAAAGACCCGTCCACTAAGCGTTGGAAAGCGTTGGCGAAGTTGATTACCCCGCAGACGAGAGTGTGGGCGTTGACCGGCACACCGACACCGCAGGGCGCAATGGACGCATACGGACAAGGTAAGCTGGTAAACCCAGTGCGTATGCCACGCACCAAGACCGCCTACCGAGACATGGTACAGTTCAAGGTCAGCACGTTTATTTGGCGCGACAAGCGCGGTTGGCAGGACACCGTTAACCATCTCTTACAACCGTCCATCTATATCCGCAAGGCTGACTGCCTCGACCTGCCGCCGGTAACGCGCAGCTACTTAGACGTAGGGTTGAGCAAAGCACAGACCCTCGCCATCAAAGCTATGGTTGACGACATGGTTGCCAACTTCGACACCGGACACCAAGCTGTCGCTGCCAACGCCGCCGTGCTGCACGGCAAGCTGCGGCAGATATACGCAGGGGCTATTTATGCCGACGACGGCACGGCTATGGCACTGGAGAACAGGGCGCGTATCGAAGCTACCATCGACCTTATACGGCAAGCCCGCGAGTCGGGCGACGACAGCATCGCAGAGGGCAGACCACACAGCAAGGCGTTGGTGTTCGTACCGTTCAAGCACGTCATGACGGTATTGGAAGATGCCCTGCGTAAGCACTTCGATGTGGCGGTCATATCGGGAGACACCAGCGTCCACGAGCGCAAGCGCATCTTGGACAGCTTCCAGCAGACGGCTACGCCGGAGGTCATACTGGCTATACCCGAAGCATTCTCGCACGGCGTGACGGCCACCGCCGCCAGCCTCACAGTGTGGTACGCGCCGCCCAGCCGGACAGAGACATACCTACAAGCCTGCGAGCGCATGGACAGACCATCGCAAACGCAGCACATGAACATTGTCCACCTATATGGGGACAAGAGGGAGCGCGAGATGTACCAGCATCTTGCAGATAATAAGCAGAATCAGGAAACTCTACTTCAACTTTACTACGATACGCTTGGTATCAAGAAAGGACAATCATGAAACCAGTAGTCTTTCCCGATGTCGGATACACTCCGGCGAACCTGCGCTTGCTACTCAAGCGCACACATACCACACAGCAACGCGCCGCCGTACTGTTGGGCGTGAACGAGCGCACAGTGAACAGTTGGTGCGCCCCTATCGACAGGGCGCAGCATACCGATATGCCCAGTAAGAAGTGGGTCGAGCTACAAAAAATTTTAACGCCCTCCTTGCAACACGAGAAAATATCTCGTACAATAACCCAATCAAACAACAATAAGGATTGAGAAAATGGACTTATCACAATACACAGAATCCCAACTCGCCGAGTGGTATATCAACAACCGCAACTGGCTCGCCGACCGCAAGGAAGATTACGAAGCCCTGATTGCCGACGTTGAGAAAACCCAAGACGAGTTGGAAATCGAAATGCAAAAGCGGTTGAATGCCGCCGATGCAACCAGCTTCCGCACTAAGGGCGGCACTATTGTCGCCTCCGACCGCGTGACATACAACGTAGAGGACAGAGCGGCGTTTGGTAGTTTCATCATCGAGTCCGGCGCGTGGGAAGCAACGCAGTTGCGCCCAGCCAAAGACTTCGTTGAAGACTATGTTCGTGAGAACAACGGTCAGTTGCCAGCAGGTGTGGCAGCGTACACCAAGAAAACCATCTCGGTTAAGAAACCAACTAAATAAGGAACATGAAAATGACAAATCTCCCAGCCAACACCCAACAAGGTGGTCTGATTCTCGGCGGTCAAATGCCCGCCTATATGCAAGAACTTGCCGCGCAATCCTCTATGGGGGCGTTCGGCGACGGCTTCTCCGGCAGCCGACGTGTCCAACTGAAAGGCGGACAAATCAACTTCTTGGCAGAAGATGGTAAACCTATGGGCGTGGTACAGAACGCCGACGGTACAGTTACCACATTCCCACAATATACCAACAGTGCCGAAATCATCATCTTGGGTATCGCACCGGAGGGTAACACCTCCTACCGCACCCTGTATCTGTCTCAGTACAAGGACGGCGATATGCTACCGCCTGACTGCTGGTCTGCCGACGGCGTACACCCATCGCCCAAGTCCTATGCCAAGCAGTCCGACGCTTGCGCGTCATGCCCTAAGAACGTGGCAGGCACGTCGTCCACCGGTAAGGGTAAGGCTTGCGGTTCTCGCAAACGATTGGTAGTGGTATATGCCAATGACCCAGAGATGCGTTTGTTCAGTATGGACTTGTCGGCAACTGCACTGTTCGGTGAATCCGCCCGCGCCGCAGAGGGTTATCTCACGCTGTCCGCTTATGCCAAGTCCTTGAAACAAGGCGGCGCAATTTGGGAGGGCATCGTAACCGAAGTATGCTTCAGTGAGGGTGCGAACATTGGTGTCCGCTTCAAAGCCAAAGCCTATGTCGATTATCCGAAACTGCAACAACTGTTGGCACTTGGTAAGACTGATGAATCCGCAGAGATTCTTACCATCGACTTCCCAGAACGTAAGACCGACGACACTGCGCCGGTGGCACAAGCCTACGTTGCCGCCGACCCGAAAGCCGCCATGCTGACTAACCCTGCGTTCCAAACCACCCTTGCCCATCTGCGTGATTGGGCGCAACACCCCTCCGTGACCGTAGAAACTATTCGCGCCGAAGCTGCCAAGTACGGCGTAGCCCTGTAAAGAAAAGGAAATCACAATGAATCAATTAACCATGTCCGACATTCAATTCAACTTCAGCAACGTAACCATCGCGTTACAGATTGGTAATGATGGAAAAGCCCAACTCACATTCACACCAACCCAAACCACAGAACTCTATGCAAACACTGTGCAGCCTGCTTCTGAACCTGCCGTTTCTCCTGCTGCTGGCAGTACCACTGGTGTTCGCGGCAACGATGGCACTGCTGTTCCTCATGCCACTGCTGGCAATACTGTGGATGCTCCTGTATCCGCTGTGGCCGCTCCTGCTGCTCCTGCTGCTCCTGCTGCTCCTGTGGGTAATCCTACGACCGATGTACATACTTCTCAAGTAACGTTGACCCCTCCGCCTGCTGCCGCTCCTGC